GGCGCACCGTTACTAAAATGTTACAAAACGTAGAATAAATTTTGCCTTTCGGTGATTAAGCCTGCGGGCCTTCCTGTTCGGCTTCGTTGTTCAGCTGCTTCTGATAGCCAACGATTTCAGCCGGGGTGCATTCTACCAGCTTGAACACCTTGCCCATCAGTTCGTCGCCATACACGTTAGCAGCGTGACCATGGCCGCCGAGAACGGTTTGCTGGCCTTTCACGACGGTAGAACCAGCGCGGAACAGGACAACATTATCCGGGTCCATGGCATCGGTCAGCATTTTTTTAGCAGCGCCGCGCAGCAGTGCGCGAGGGTTGTACAGTTTTACGGTCATTTTGTGTTTCCTGTTAGTGGTTTACGGGTATGTTAATTGCGCCATTACATGCCGTCAACCGACCATGACGAAAAGGGCAAAAAAAAAGCCCCCATACGCGGCCTTTAAAATCCAATGATTATGAATTTACGCGCTGGGGGCTTTGTAGTCAGGACTATCAGGGGTCGAACGGGTCGCTGTTTACGCCTTCGCCAGAAAGAATGAAAACGCCCGGTTGACGACAGCTATTCTATATAACGGCGGTCGATTGTCAATTGTATTTTGCCACATCGCGAGGATCGACCAGCAGTTCGACCAGACTGGCGTTTGTCCTGGTGCAATCGCGATCTATTGCTATGCCGCCAGGGACTGCACGCCATAAGTACAGATAGCCATTACGCTGGGCGCTGGCGGTGTATGACAGGCCATTCAGTCGAACCAACTGTCCGGACTTAACCCTTTCACGCGCGATGGTAACTCTGATGTATTCCATGCTTAACACTCCGATTGATTAGGGGTGGCCCCGTTTCCCTGCCTGTGGAAGCCATACAGGCCCGATTAACATCGGGGTGTGGCGTTACTTCGCCGAATACTTGATCGGGGCGCTGAACGAGCCTGACGGCCCCTGCGGGCGTGCTGCGACATACGCTTTCGCACGTTGCTGACGTTCCGCCTGCTGCGTCTGCTGCTGCACGGCTGCATAACGCTGCTGATTTTCGCTGGTGGCCGCACCCTTGCCCGACACCATAGCCTGTTGGCATACAGGAACAGCATAGAGGCGGCGTTCTGCGACTTCCTGTTTTGTGATTGCCAGCACGTCAGCGTACATCTGGCGCGTTTGCATTGATGGCGCAGTATGGGCCATGCCCCAGGCATAACCGACGGTATGGCACAATCCGGCGTCATCCTTCTGGACGGCACCGACTGCGATAGCCTGACCGACTTCAGCTGGTGGTTGTTGTTCGATAACACAGCCCGACAGCAGGGCGACAGGGAACAGCACGGCAATAAACTTTTTCATGGCAGCCTCATTGGTGATATTTGGAAGCCCCACTGGTGAGGCTTTCGAATATCGGCGGCATCCTTGCCGCCTGACCGATTAACGGAATGACACCATCACACCGGCACCCGCACCGAAGTTATGCTGGGTATCGGTCGAAACGGTGGCTTTGAATACCAGGTTCTGTTGCGGTGCGAATGACGCGCCCACCGCGACAGCTGATTCGCCCGCATACGTGCCAGCACCGGCACCGACACCGAATTCCCCTGCTTCCATCACCTGCGGGATGTTTGCCTGGGCCATGGCAGACGCTGCCCCGGCGTGCGCTTCGTCTTTCACTTCGTCGATGCGTTTGTCGATGTTGGCAAATTTACTATTCGTGTTTTGCTCAACAGCTGACAGGCGCTGTTCGTGGTTATCCAGCGTGCTGGCAACGGCCTTGTTTACTTTCGCCTGTTCGGCTTTGTTCGTGTCGATGCGCTGCTGGGTATCGACGAAGCGCTGGTCGACGACAGCTGAACGCTGGGTGAAGACGCCATTATCGACCTTAGTGTCAATACGGGCAGACAGACCGGCATCAGCGGTCGCGCGGTTCGTCTCTTCCTTGCGGACACGGTCAGTAATCACGCGATCCTGCGTCGCACGGTTTGACTGTTCCTGTTCGATGCGGGTATTCAGCGCGACATCACCGTCGACCCGCTGCTGGCGGTCGCTGGTCATCTGGGTGTTGACTTCGCGGATGCCGCCTTCGGCTTTGTCCAGGCGAACTTCGGTTCCGCCGACACGCTGATCCAGAACGCCAGCCTGTTTTTCGATACCGTCCATGCGAACTGCACCGGCCTGAATGTTCTGGCGGTTTTCCTGAACTTCACCCTGTACCACGCCGATTTTCGCGTCGTTGTTGTCGATGCGGCGATCCTGACCGGCATCAGTCTTTGCCTGCGCTGCCGTGTTGTCAGCGATGGTTTGATTTACGCCTTTCATCTGGCCGTTGAGAATGGTTACCTGGCCGCCGATGCTGTTCGTGATGTTGTCCTGGCGCTGCTGGTCGGCTTTGAAGTCCGCCTGGCTGACTTTGTTTTTTACTTCCAGTTCCAGCGCCTTGCCAGCACCTTCAGTGTATTTGGTGTTAGCCAGCGCATAAGCAGCATCAGCTGAGTTTTGCGCGCTGCCTGCACGGTCGGCTAGTGAGCCGATGCGGCCATCCTGAACCAGGTCATACGAAGTTGGCAGGTTGTGAGCGCTGGCGCTGGTGGCGAACACGGCGAAGACTGCAACGGCTAAAAGTGACTTTTTCATGGTTGTTCCTGTTGGCTTAAGTGGGCGACCCCTGTCGCCGTTGATGAAGATAGTAATTAAACTATCGCATGTCGTCAACCGTTTTGTTGAAAGTTTTTTTCACCCCTATTCGATGCCTGCCAGCGTCAGTTTTTCGCGGGCCTGATGGAGCGCGCTGCAAACGCACGCATAGGCGTATGCCGTCGGCGGTGTCCAGGTGACGCCGCGCGGATCGATGAACTCTTCCATACGTTCAAGCGCCAGCTGACAGAGCGACGCGAATTCAGCACGGGACATCAGCCCGCCATTTTCCCACGCCCATTCACTGACCTGTTTGGCGGTCAGGCCGTAAAACTCTCCACCTTCACGCGGCGTCAGTAATTCCTGTTCAAGGCGCTGCAACCGTTCCATTTCGCGATAAGCATGGATCCGGTCGACAGGAAGGTCCGGTCGCTGGCGCAGCAGAGCGACACGGTTCAGGTGGTTATGACGATCAGCAATCAGCCATTTAATCGCTGCGGCCAGTTCACTGCATGAACGTGGGTCAACCTGGAACGATTTAAAGTTTTCGGCCATAGCGACGTAATTCTGAAGTGTGTCCATTGGGTGTTCGTTTTTCATCGGGTGGCGTCCAGTTGTTGGGCCAGGTCATGGCGACCCAGCCGGATGAGTGCTGCCCGGCAGAAGTCCAGGCGGCGTTCGGCATATGTGACTTCGTCGCGCTTGCTGCGGCGCATTGCCTGAAGCCAGCAGATGCCAGCGTCAGTGTACAGCTTTGCCTTTCTGGCTTTGGTGATGTCGGAGTCATTCACGCGGCGTTCAACGCAGGCCGCTTCCATGGTGAGATTGTGATACACGATGCAGTCAATTTCGGTTTTCATTGTCCGGCCCTGATAGGTTGTCGACACGGAATTTACCACACGGTAACCGACAGTCAATCCGCAGGCGAAAAAAAACCCTGGCGAGTCGGACAACCCGCCAGGGTCAAATCAGCAACAGAGCTATTCTTATAACGTCGAGCTTGTCATTCAGGCACGGAGAATATAACCCGTAATTCGGTAACCGTCAATCGTCACTGGTCATCGTTTTTTCAAGACGGCGAGCCGCTTCGATTTGGTCATCGCTTCGATAGTCGGTTTCGTCATCTGACCCTTTGCCAACGTTGCACTCTCTGCACAACACCTGAAGGTTTGAAGGCGATAGCGACAGCGCTGGCTTCCGGCTTCGCGGGATGATGTGATCGACCGTGATCACCGCATTCGCGCTGGTGGCCCCGCAGCACAAACAGCGCGCCCCAAACAGTTTCAGCACTTCACGGCGCACAATCAGCCATTCCTTCGTTTGGCAAAAGCTCGCCACGTCACCACGCATGCCGATGAAGTCATCAGGATGCACGTTGCTGATCACCGCTTCGATGTTTTCGTCCCACGGCAACACCCGATGAACAAAGCTGCTGGTGTAAACCCGCCCGGACTTCGGATCTGTCGACTCCGAATGGCGATAGACCACTATCACCCCCTTAACGCCCACCAGCACCGAATCCAAATCAGCAGCCATTACGATGTCGATATCAGACCGATGATTTTCAGCGTATGGCCCGACGTCTAAAGCTGCTTTGACGATAGCGCCACCAGCTTTCATCGCGTGGTCGATTTCGTTCAGGCCGGTGACCGCTTTTTCGCGGGTGTCTTCCCGCTGACTGAAGATTCTCGTTTTGTGGAAGATAGTCCGGTTGGTGTCGTGCTCTTCAAACCGGAATTTGATCACCGGCATATCGCGGCCTTCAGGTTGTGACCATTCCATCCCGCAGGTGATCCCGTTCAGGTCACACTTGATGATTTCTGTTTTTGTCATGTCGAACATCTTTTGCCTCGATTGTTAAAATTTTGTGAATCTTCGTTATGTCGTCTTCGAAGTCACATAGTAATTAAACCACCAGCGGAAGTCAATGTCGGTCATCGACTTTAAGCAAATGGACGCGGTCAGGGGCAAAAATGGGGTTTCAACCGTTCTGATTGTTCGTTATTTCGCCAATTAAACTTTAAGTTATTGATACCAATAACAATTAGCTATTTATCCATTAAATTGCGCCCTAAGACATATAGACACTTTTTTCTATGGGGGTGATCATTTTGATGAGAGGGTCCCAAGGGGAGGGTGTAGAGGGGTATTCTGTAATATAAATAATATAATATATAAATATATTAATATATATATACTATACAGTACCTTACCCCCTCTTAGTGTCATCCGATACCTTATCCACTTTATCCACTTTTGGGCCAATATGGCCGAAAGTGTTTCTAAACGATGAGCAAATGTAAATGCTCTGAGATATGTTGACCGGTCACCATATCGATGGTGGTTAGTCGGTTGACGATCTTCGGGTCATTGACAAACACCCCTTTTGGATAGATCATCCGATTCCTTTCAGTGAGCATCGGACAAATCACAATGAGTGCATCAAGTAACAACTATTTAACAATTAACGCAGCCAGTGGACATGAGCTGGACGCAGTGTCGAAAGCATGGGGTTTTGAGGATCGCTACAAAGGCGAATCAGACGTGTCATTCAGGACGCGGCTTGTATCATATATTCGCGCAATGGATATCAGGGAAAAGGCATACAGGGTTTTAGGTGGCCGTGTGACCCTTTGCAAGGCGATCAGTAATTTTGAGTATCAGGAACAGAAGATTTTCGCCGATCACGTTTATGTCATCAGATACCATATGGGAAGCGCACAAAATCACCGCGCTCAAAGTGAATTAGTTCGTGGTATTACGGATCGCGGGGATGCCGAACTGATGCCGGTGGCGGATTGCCATTTTAAACCGTTCGAAGGCTACCAACCGCAAACCAGACCCATTGAAGAACGCCTGGGGGAAGTGGTCGAAGGTGATGTTACCGCTGGTGGCCGGACTGTGGAACCGCAGCCTTTCACGCCGGTTGAGCCTAACGACGATGAGGAAATGTCTGTCGATGACATGCTGGGCCACTATGAAGTGTTGCGCCTGCGCGCTGAGGAAATCAATCAGGCAGCAGCCATCGCAAACGCTGAGCTGAATGGCGCGCTGTTGAAGCTGGAACTGCTTTTCGAATCCCGTGGGTGGAACATCAGCCGCATTAAGGGGGATGTGAAGTAATGCAGGATCTCCAGTACTGGCAGCACTACGCGGAAGCAGGCTTCCGCATCATCCCCATGATGCCAATGGAACCGAACGCGGTCGGGGGCATGTCCTGCACCTGTAACCGTGGTTCGCAATGCAAAGCCATTGGTAAGCATCCGAAGTCGAAAAACTGGCAGAAGGATCGCCGCATATCGCTTAACGGCCTGAAGATGGAGTTTGGCCGCAGGGGGCTTCCGTACTATGGCGTTGCCCTTGAAGGCTGGCTGGTGGTCGACGTGGACCCACGAAACGGTGGCTTAGCAGGTCTGGAAGCACTCGAAGCCGCACTGGACATGAACCTGGCTGATGAATCCCTGTTCGTGGTCAGCACCGGCGGCGGCGGCACCCATTTTTACTTCCACGATGAAGGGCAGGTCCGGCTGCGCACCGGCATGAAGGAATTCCCCGGTGTCGACTTCAAGCGCGGTGCCGGTCACTTCGTCATGGGTGCGGGTTCGCTGCACAAGTCCGGCGGCACTTATGATGTGATCACCGGCAGCCCGCTGGAGATTGGCCCGGCCCCCGCCGCGCTGATTGAGCTGATCAAGGCCCCGGAGTGGGACGCCTACGACGGCCCGCACGGTGAAGCCCCCGCCGCGCTGGTGGAATCAGCACTGTTTGCCATCCCGAATGACGATGTGCCTTATGACGACTGGCTGGTCATCGGCATGGCGCTGGCCCATTGGGACGACCCGAAAAATTGGGAACTTTTCGACCGGTGGTCGCAGCAGTCGACGAAGTACGACGAAAACGAAACCGACCGGAAGTTCCGTTCGTTCGGCGAAAGCGGTGGCCGCACCATCGGGACCATCTTCGGCATAGCTGCCGATCATGGCTGGGTACGACCGCAGGGGCCAGCGTGGGGAACCCTGGACGAAGCCACCGGCGAACTGGTGCAGGACCCCGAAGTCAGGGCGATGTCTGGCGTGCTGGCTGCCGCGTTCCAGAATGTGAGCCTGGCATCTATCCATGACGGCATGCGCCGTTACCCCGAAGCAAAAAGCGCCATGCTTCAGGCGCGCATTGAAGCCCGTGATCAGGCCGCAGCGCAGGAACCTGAAGTGGTGTTCCCTGACGTGCCGGAACTGCCAGAGACGCCGGAACAGGTTGTCCGGCCAGCTGGCTGGGGTGATGGCTGGAAAGCTACCACCGTGGGCAAGCGAGGTGCAGCACCGGCTGACCCGCACGACATGCACATCCCTGAAGACGACGTGGAGTTCGGCGAAGTGCCGGAGTTCGTCGCGAAGGTGATGAATAAACCGGAGTATCAGCAGGCAACACCGGCACCCGTTGCCGCGCCAGCATCCGTCCCACCAGCACCGAAGAAACCACGGCCAGCTGACATCAGAACGGACCGCCTGCCTGGTCTGGCAGGTCGCATCGTTGACCACATGGAAAAAACGGCGTGGGCATTCCAGCGCCCGGCAGCCGAAGCGGCAGCGCTTCAGGCCCTGTCGTGTGCTGCATGGGGTGCGTATGGCTATGCAGATGCGCCGCTGTCGCTGATCACACTGGTTGTGGCCGACACTGCGAGCGGCAAGGATCACCCCCAGAAGGTGTTCACCAAACTGATGCAGCATATTGGGCGCGAGATTTACCCGGAGACGCGAAGCGACAAAGATTTCATGTACGGCCTGGAAAAGGGCGACGGGAAAATGTGTCTGGTCATCGATGAGGCTCACGCCTTCTTCGGAGCCATGGAGAATGACCGCGCCCCCGCCTATCTGGTAAACATGGCGGCCCTGCTGCTGAAGGCTGCAACGTCGGATACCCTGTTCCTGGCGCGCAACCACCTGGAAGACATGCTGGAATCGAAGCGTCGCGAGCTGGGCAAGTTTGAAAAGCTGATTGAAAAGGTCGCCGACAGGAAGGGTGTGTGGGAAGTGAAAACCCAGGAGGAATGCGACGCAGAGATCCGCAAGCTGTCGGCAAGGGTTGAGCATATCCAGTACAAAATGGAGGACCTTAAAACCGGCATTAAGGGGATCCATTTCAATCTGATGGCATCGTCAACGCCGGTGAAGTTTGAGAAGTATATTAACGCGGAGACGGTCGGCAGCGGACTGACAGGGCGTTCACTGGTGTTCGATTGCGGTTATGGCGCACCGCCGCAGCGCAAGGATGTTCCGCCATCGGAGGCCGTAGAGTTTCATGAGCTGGCCGCGATTCTTCAGGAGATATCGAACCAGGCCATGGCGGGCATGGAAGTTCGCGCGCAGGATGACGCCATGGTCGAGTTTGAAGCGATTTATGACAAATACATCGCCAATGACGACAACTATAATCACCCGGAAATGGGCGGCCTGAACCGCAGGATCCGCGAACGTGTCTATGCCGTCTCATCGATACTGGCTGCCGGGAATAGCTGGGTGATAACACCGGAGATCGTGCGAACTGCACTTCGACTGTGTGAAGGCCACTTGTCCGCGTCGCGGTCCATGCTGAAGCAGAACGAATGGGAAGGGTCGGAGAAGGATGCGAAAGTCGCGCTGACTGAAGTCATCCTGAAAATCCTTAAGCGGACCGATCAAGAAAAATATATGCCCCGGTCATCATTCCGCCAGCGGCTTGAAAAGAATTCGACGGCGAAGAAGATCAACAAGCAGATGACAAATCCGAAGATGAAAGGGTCGGACTTCCTGTCCCGGCGCGTCGGCGAACTGAAGGCGGCGCAGATCATCGCCACGAACGGTTCAGATGATGACTACACGCGCATCTGGCTGACGAAAAAAGGTAAGGAGCTGGCGGCACGATGATCCTTTACGACTGGTCACGATGGTTCAGCACGGCAAAGCCCGCAGAGCAGGCCACCAGCGACGCCGGGTTAATCCCGGCACGCACCCGGCACCCGGCGGAAATCGTCGCGGTGAGTTTTCGAAAGGCTGATGGAACGCTGGGTGGCATCGACAGGATCTTCACGTTCCGCATTACCAGCGGCAGGTTCAATAACCATGAGGTGAATTACCGCGTAAAGGCGGCGAAACCTGGGCGCATAAAACCGCTTCTGGATGTGGTTGTACCTGACAGGCATGAACGGGCCGACTTAATACCGAATCGCGACGCTAGGGTGTGGCAGAAGGCGCTGAAGGGCAGGCCCGCAACTATCGTCGTGGACATGTACAAAGAATACAATTTCGTTGCGGATATCCTGCCATAACTGATCGCGCAAACACTGAGCGATTCAATGATTTAAATCGGTTGACGACGGGCGATATAATTGATTAATATCACTCCCCGCCAGAAACGAAAAAGCCCTGGGGATTAAGCCAGGGCTTCTACGGTGTGGCGGACACGTCACACAATGAGCAAGGGCAATATAGCGCGGCATAGCATAAGCCGCAAGGGGTTGTATATGGCATTCACGACAGAGAAACCAGGCGATGTGATGAAGCCAGGGATTTTCACTATCGGCGGTCTGGCCGGTTGTGGTAAGTCCACGCTTGCAGCGCTGTTCACGCCGGGGCTTACTCTGTGGATCCCGATAGAGGATTCAAAGGCAACGTTTCAGACATGGGACCTTGCCGCGCAACCGGACTTTCTTCCGCCGATTCCGATCACGGAAAAAGAACGCGGCATCAGCACCCGCAAAGCGCTGATGGCGTTGCTTAAGTCCATCCTGAATGACCCGCAGGGTTACCAGGGCGGCACGCTGGCTTTAGACTCAATCACCGTTCTGCAAAAAATGTTTGAAGAAGAGCTATGCGCCATTGAGAACAAAGAAAACGTGGAAGACTGCTGCGGCGGTTTCCAGAAATGCTATATCGTTCTGGCGCGCTGGCATTACTCACTGATTGAGATTTGCAAAAAGATCCGTGACCGCTGGAACATGACCATCGTGTTTACCGGCCACACTGAGATCCGCAAAATCCGCAATAAACCGGACGCCGAAGAACACACCATTTGGGATCTGAACATGGCGGCCAAATGTGGCGCGATGTACATCGATCAGTCAGACGCGGTTTTGTATCTTCGCATTGAAGAGTTCATCCGGGGCCGTGAAACGAACACCAAAGGGGTAGTGACTAAGCTGGGCAAGTCGGCATCAACGGGCAAGCGCATTCTCGTTACTACCAGCGAAGGGAACATGGGCTTTCCAAACGCGAAAAACCGCTGGAGCCTTGAACCAAAAATCGAAGTTCCACCATTCGAAAATCCATTACTATCACTGATTCCGTATTATCGCGGAACGGACATCACAGAGGAATAAAGTATGTCATTTTGGGCAAAATCAACGGGCGTCGCAGCAGAAGCAACCATGGAGCAGGAAGGCGCGGAAAGCGGAAAACTGGTCCGAATTCCCGACAATACCATGGTACAGGCCATCATCACCGACATCGAAATGAACAAGGTTCGTGATGAAGATTTCGAAGAAGACCTGTATGAATATGACGGCTATAAATTTACCTGGAACATCATCGAACAGGGTGAATTCGCTGGCGTAAACGTGAAGCAGGCGCTGCGCGTTATGTCCCGCAAAAATACCCAGCGCGATCAGGCCCTGGACGTTCTGGCCTTCATGGATCTGCACATGAACGCTGGCGCATTCATGGCTGCCGGTGAAGCACCAGATATCGTTGACCTGCTGGAAGCGTTCCAGAACAAACCGATGTTGGTGAAAATCCGCGCAATGGCTGGCACCAATCAGGAAACCGGCGCTGAAACCTATAACCAGTGGGTTGCCGGTGTGTTTCGCAAGAAACCTGAAGCGTTCGAAGCGCACCCTTCAAAAGAAGCGGCTGTCGCTGCGGCTACTGCAAAAATGAACAAAGGCAATGGCCCGGCAGCAGGCCCGAAAGTGACTGGCCCGGCAGCAGGTCCAAAGGTGAACGGTCCGGCAGCAGGCCCGAAAGTGACTGGCCCGACACCTGCGCAGATTAAAGCGAAGGAAGCCGCAGAAGCCGCACGCCTTGCCGCTGAAGAAGCGCAGCGCGAAGCTGACGCCCAGGCCGTCGCAGCAGAAGCCGCCAACGTTGCCGATGCAATGGACGGCGTTCAGACTGACGACGACACCCCGCCACTGGATTATTAATCCGCCCCGGCCCCGTTCGCGGGGCCACTCTTCGCAGTGAGCACATCAGATGATAAAGACAGGACCTAACACGCCCATAATTTCGGCGTGCAATCGGCTTATCTGGACAGCGGGACGCCAGCCCGAAGTGATGGAACTGATCGACCGGATGGACACCATCGATCAGGCTGTGAAAATGGCCGTTCTGGCTGGCGCGCCACCCATCCGTTTTCGCGGCCTGGACGTTCGGTCCGGGTCAATCGACGGCATCATCGATATCGAAGGCATCGGCGCAAAGCTGCTGTATGTCGCCGTGTCGTTCGACAGCGAGCCACTAGATGCCCACCTGCTGCACTGTCAGCGCCAGCTGTACGACCTGAATCAGCGCAAAGAAACCCACCTGCACATGGATTCATGCTTCATGCTGGTTGTGAATAAGTGCGCTGGCACCGTGCGTGAACGCGTCGTGCCGTACCGTGACGAATTCGCAATCGACTTCCAACACATCTATGACGCGGAGCTGGGCAGCGCGCTTTCAATGCGTGAAATGCTGAACGATCAGTGTATGGCCTGCCCGCTGCGTCTGGACTGCGACACCTTCAGCCAATGGGAAGATAACAGGGATGGCGTTTAGTTTAAGGCCGTATCAGGCGGAGGCTGTAGGCTGCACGCTGGCCCATATTAATCACAGCATGGCTTCAGCGGTAATCGTCCTGCCGACCGGCGCGGGAAAGTCACTGGTAGTGGCGGAGCTGGCGCGCCTGATCCACCAGCGAAGCAATAAGCCGGTTTTATGTCTGGCACCCAGCGCAGAACTGGTCACCCAGAACCGCGCGAAGTTCATGTCCTATGGCTATAACGCCTCAATCTACAGCAGCAGCGCCGGGGGTAAATCACTGCGCCACCCGGTGGTGTTTGGGTCACCAAAAACGGTTTATAACGACCTGAAAAAGTTCGGCGATTTCGCGGCGATCATCGTGGATGAATGCCAGGGTATCACGCCGACGCTGGTCGCTATCATTGACGCGCTGCGGGCGAAAAACCCCCGCGTTCGGCTGGTTGGTCTGACAGCCACCCCATACCGCATGGGAACCGGTTATATCTACAAATACCACTACATCAACGGCCCGACGGATGAGTCAAACGCCTACAAGCCATATTTTGACACGGTGGTTTATGAGCTGCACGCCAGCCAGCTGATCCAGTGGGGCTTCCTGAATCCGCCACGGATCGGGGAAGTATCGGAGAGTTACGACACATCCGGCCTGACGCTGAACCGTATGGGCCAGTTTGACGCTGAAAAAATGTCGGCGGTGTTCGAAGGATGGGGCCGCAAGACGTCGCTGATCGTGGCCGACGTGGTCCGCAAGTCATGGAACATGCGGTCAGTTCTGATGTTCGCCGCCACGCGCGAGCATGCGAACGAAGTGATGGCGTCGCTGCCACCGGGTGAATTCGGGGCGGTGTTCAGCAATACGCCCAGAATGGAGCGCACACGCATCCTGAGCGACTTTACCGCAGGGCGATTCAAATACATGGTTAACCAGCGAATCTTACAGGTCGGCTTTGACAGCCCGCTGACGGATGTGATCGCGGTCCTGACCGCCACTGAATCGCCGGGGCTTTACCAGCAGATTGTCGGGCGCGGCACCAGGCTTTGTGATGAGCCATATCCTGATGGCCGGATGAAAGATCACTTTTTGTTGCTGGATTACGGCGGCAACATCGAACGCCACTTCGGGGAAACCGGCGACGTGTTCACCCCTGAGATCGTCGCGCGTAAACCGCCAGAAGGTACGCCCTATAACGTGACCTGCCCGGCATGTAATTTCGTGAACACGTTCACGCTGAGGCCGAACCCGGAAGGGCTGGACATCGATAAGGAAGGGTATTTCATCGATAAGCGTGGGCGCAGGGTTCTTCAGGAAGTGCTAAAGGCCAGGCGCGATGAACACGGTGTTTATGCTGGCGACTTTGAATACAAAGACGTGCCTATCCCGGCGCACTATGGCCGCCGCTGCATAAACATGATCACCAGCAAGGCGGTTACCCGCGAGCTGGTCCGGTGTTCGCACCTGTTTGAATATAAAGATTGCCCTGAGTGTGGCGAGCCGAACGACATTGCCGCGCGGTTCTGTTCCACCTGCAAAGGTGAGCTGGTCAACCCGAACGAAAAACTGGCACTGGAGGCCGCAAGGCTGGAGGCAGATCCCTATGCGATTAAAACTGCCGGGGTGACGCGGCTGTACTTTACGCGGACCTATACCGAAACCACGGGCGACGAAGCCGTCCGGGTGTCGTTCGTTACTGACCATAAGCTGAAGAAGTTCCAGCAGATTGAACAGACCTACGCGCCGGACAGCGAAAAGGCATCAGCGATTGCGCGCTGGCGTGACTTTTCGAATAAGGCATGGGGCGAAGTGCTGACGGTCGAACAGGTTATCGCCCGACGACTGGAGGCCAAATTACCGAAAGCGATCCGCTTTCAGCGGAAAAAGGGGTCACGTTTTATCGACCTGAAAAACATAATCTGGGGTGAATGATGGTGATGAAGAAATTAGCGCCGGGAAATGGTGAAGTTCCCGGCAACTGGATTGAACGCGTCATCGCGGCGGGGATCCCGGTTTATGGTGACATCACCTTCCGGGGTGATTGCTCACTGGAAGATGCGGACCTGATCGAGTTCTTCAATGATCTGAAATATGACTTTCCGTTACTGTCTAAAATCGCAATCCATGTGAAGAACGAAGGCGAGCGGAGCAAAGCGCAGGCCGTGCGGGAACGCATGAAGGGCGCATTACAGAAGGGTGCGACCGACGTTCAGATCCCAGGTAATCCGTCATTCATTATGGAGCTGAAGCGGCAGAACTACCTGAAGTCAAAAATACTGGAAGAGCAGATCACCTACATGGTGCATTCAATGCGGGTAGGGGCGTTCGTGTGCGTTTGCCTGGGTATCGATGCCGCGCGTGATGCGCTGGCCGACTGGATTAAATTAAGTTTTGGTGACAACCCGGACATGAGGATCGAGGAATGATTTTTCGAATTGATAAAGCTGTACTGGAATCGATGCACCTGCTTAAGGCAGCACCGAAGGCCGAATGGCGCACCCAGCTGACCGGCATCATCTTTGAAAAGGATGGGACCATCTGGGCCGGTAATGGTCACGTTGCGCTGGTCGCCCGCACCGGGAAAGAGTTCGAAGAGGAAATGGCGCTGGATATCGATAAGACGCCAGCAGCCGGTAAGAAATACCAGTTTGCCATCATCGACACGGCGCAAGGAACGTGCAGTTACATTCCGCCGTTTGAAGGCATTGAGAGCGCCACCGATGAAGAGTGTATCGCACACCGCCTGGCAATGTCGGTTGTGAAGATCATTTCGTCGAACCGCATCATAAAGCTGTCGAACCCGATCCCGCCGAAGCCGGAAGCCGTGAAGGAAATCGTTTTCGATGCCGATTACCTGGCGCTGTTGCCGAAGGTGGCCGACCTGTTTTCGAAGCAGGAAGGCGGGAAGTTTGCATTTTCATTGACCGGCAGCAACACCGCCGCACTGGTTAAAGTCCGCGCGGGCCAGTCATTCAAGCTGACGTTTATTCTGATGCCAATTGTCGTTTGACTCGGATGTCGGTTGTCGTTATATTGTCGACAGCCGACATGAGGAGCAGACGATGAAACTCGAAGAATTATTGAAGATGCCCAGCAGCGGCATTAAGACGGAGCCGAAAAAAGGGACCGGGCGCGGACGGAATAATCAGTCGACAGGTTATCGCGGGATTTCGATGCGCACTGACCGCGACCGTTATCGCCGCAGCCCGTACCAGGTTTTCACCCGCACCACCCCAGCAATTTACATCGGCTGCGCCAAAACCATGGAACAGGCGCTGGACATGCAGCGCAATTACGTTCCAGAGATCGCCCCGCGTGACTGTTCGAATATTCCTGGCGTCATCTGGGCGGCCACCAGCTATCGGGCGCGCGTCACGGTTAATGGCCTGCTGTTCATGCGTCGCGGATTCACGACGCCAGAAGAGGCGGCAGAGTGGATTGAGGATAGACGCCGTGAACATCAGCAGCCTGAATAAACGCTGTTCGCGCTGCGGTGAAATGAAGCCGCTGGCAACCGCCTTTCACCATCGTTCTGATTCGCGTGATGGTCATGTCGGCATCTGCAAAGCCTGCCGCAATAAGAACGGGGAACCACGGGTTAAAGCCACCAGCAACGACGGCATGAAGTGCTGTTCTGAGTGCGGGGAACTGAAGCCACTGGCGACAGGGTTTCACCGGAAGGCGGGATCAGCCGACGGCTATACCTGCGCATGCAGGGCGTGCCGGAATCGCATCAGCAAGCAGTGGCGGGACAGTAACCCGGAGTATGGCGCGCGGTGGCGGGAAGAGAACAGGGATTACATCAGGACACGTCAGCGGGCGCTGCGCGAAAAAAACGCCGACACCAAAAGCGGGCGGCGTATCGACAGACATCGACATAATCAGCTGTTTCAGGATAGCACGCAAAATTGAGGAACAGGAAGTGAACAGACTAAATGAACTGAACGTGGGTGATCGCGTCTGGATGGTTCCGGGTGATGCCCGTAACAAACCGTTCCAGGCCGAAGTGGTCAAAAAGGGCAGAAAGCTGATGGGCTTTTTGCAGGTGTTCGCTGGCCGTAATGGAAACCCCGAAAGCCTGGGTGGTTACCCTATCGATGCTGACATGACCGTAACTCGTCTGGCGGTTCCACTTACACGGGCCAATGTTGGCAGTGGATATCGCATTTATCGCGACGCGGCTGAATTTGAAGCGCATAAACGAGCGAACCAATTAAAGCTGTTGATTGTTGAGCAGTTGCAGTATGTCGACAAACCCGATCTGGAAGTAGTCGAAAATATCGCAGCCATGCTGGGCATTGAACTGGAAAATAAAGATGAAGCCTGAAGAATTGATTAAGAAAACCCCGGAATCCCTGTGGATCATTGAAATTAACGGCCCTGCTTTCCGAACTAAGATTTTCAGTAACGCCTTGGAACTTTATGTTAAGGAAATAAAGATTGAAAAGCGGACGCCGCAGGGCTGGAAAGGCAGCATCGTTATGTATGACGGCCATGTCCGGGTGTTTTCAAGAAAGAACTACATGTTCTTTGGTTCAGAGCGCGAAGCGCATAAAGCGTTGCTGGACATTATGAAAAAACGCCGCCTTGAATTAAGCCACCTGGTGAACAGCGCAACATCCTTAATCAACTTTATTAACGTAGAGGTCTTAATGCAGCGGACTAAAGACGGCGAAATTATTCGCGGGCCTATTGAAGACCGTCGCTTAGTGCCGGGTATGCACCGGAGTCGCAGCGGTCATATTCAGATGTTTGGCGAAAGAATTATTCGTGGTCCTAACCAGCAGGAATGCGACTTTCAAATCATACCGCCCAATAAAAGCTGGTATGCGCTGGAAGTCGACGGCGTCTGGATGTGGGTTGAAGGCTGCGATATCTGTAACGGCCAGCGGAAAGATTATGCCTATATCCGCTGCGAAGATCACGATTGCTGCATCGCCTGCGGCGTTAAGCGGGCGCAGGCGACAACGTCAAAGGCTATCGATGGAATGGGCGCTGTATGGGGTATGCGCGGCGGCTGGATGTGTAATGACTGCTATCAGGAGGGTGAGCGGCGGGAAAGAATCGACGCTGAAGCGCGCATTGCTGAGCGTGACGAAGAAGGCGAAACCGAATGCGATATGGCAAATGATCCGACCTGCCCGTGGTGCGGCAGTACACGGGAAGCTGAAGGCGAAGATTATGGGGCATGCGATGAAGTTCATCAGTGCAATAGCTGCAAGCGATCTTATTCGCTGACGGCAGTTCATCTGGTCTATTGGAGTAGCGAACGCAATGAAGATTGAAGAGCAACTAAAAAAGGCGACTGCCGAATCAGAATACTGGTTCCAAAAGTTTAATAGCGCTGACGCAGATCTGACGTATCACATTGCGACACTTGCATCGGCTGATGCGATGGCCGCTGAATTCAGACAGAAATGCATCAGCCTTTCAACCCGGCTGGAATTGATTTGTGATATTCAGCGGGCCATACAAAAAACAGGCGCGCCATTGCCTTCATGGCTTATTGGCGGTGTGGTTGAAGAAAAGCTGAAAGAATTGCTTAAGGAAGCCAAAGGATATGAAAAGCCATTTTCGTTTAATCCAGTGACTTTCCATTTTGAAAGGCCGCATGGCGTTAAAATTCCGCGCGGGCTTGAAACCTATATCCTGACCCTTGAAACTTCAATTCGTGAACTGGTTGAGGTTATCAGAAGAGGTGATAAGAAATGACAGGCTCTGAAATTGCAATTTTATTCGTGGCGATTCTTTACTGGATGGGCGATCTATTCCGAATCGCCAACACCCCCATGACTGATGGCGGCAAGTTGTTCATCGGTGGCGTTCGCCTTGTCGTGTATGCCGGTTTCATCTGCTGGTTTATTTCGGGTAACTGGTAATGAGCGGCACTTACGCGCCCGCGCGCGCCAGTAAAACCGAAGAAGAAGACAAAAACTTCTGGTCGACCCGATGGGAAACATTTCATGACGGGCAGCGGCTATATGGCCGTCGTTTTCAGTTCGATGTTGCAGCCGAACCGCTGACCGCAAAGTGTGACGATTTTTATTGCCTGGCGCGCGGTGAAGATGCGCTGGTCCTGCCGTGGCCCGCTGACTGGTGGTGTAATCCGCCGTTCGATTTAAAGGTCGAGTTCATCAGGCGGGCGCGATACCACCAGCAGATGGGCCATGGCGGGATGATGCTGATCCCGTATGAACCATGCTCGAACTGGTGGCGGGAAAACCTGTCTGAAGACATCATCGAATACACCCCGGATGGCCGCATCGGATTCTATGAGCGCGACGGAAAGACACGGAAATCGGGGGTTAACTTCCCCAGCGTCCTGATCTGTTTCCCTGTTCATAAAATCGGACCGGCTATCCGCGTGCCGTACTTCAGGACACCAACACCGCGACCGGCTAAAAGCCTGTTGCCTAAACCAAAAAGAACCCGGAGAAAAGCAAAGTGACACGAATCGTGAATCAGGTGCGCCGTGGAGCGCGCAACGGCGGAAACGGCACGGGCGGACGACCACGGGGCAGTGGTTCACGTCCTGTCATTGGTGTTCACCAGAAGACTGGAAAAACCATCCGGCTGTGTGGTGGTATGGCTATGATAGACGCAGGGTTCAGCCAGTCGGGCATCTGGAAGTGTTGCAACGGGATCGCCAAACAGCACGCTGGCTTTACCTGGGAATATGAAGATGTCATCCTGGAGCGAGAAAAACATAACAAGACGGTTGACGACCTGCATTAAGTCAATTACTATATTTTCCATCAGGCGGCGATGTGTTCGACCGCCACACGAACAAGGCGGATTGAACATGAAATTATCGTATAAAGGCGGCACCCTGAAAGGCAGCATGATTGTTTCAAAATCAGGCGTCAAAACCCGCGATGGTGAATTCGGTTATGATGAAATTTCATCGGTAGACATCATCAGCACCAGCAGCCAACAGAAGCAGGGCGGATGGATGGGTCGCGCTGTAGTCGGAACACTGGTGGCCGGTCCTGTCGGCGCACTGGTTGGCGCGGGAACCCGCAGCAACAAAACACTGAACAATGTCGCTTTCATGATGACGTTTAAAGGTGGAGACACTTTTTTCACTGAAGCTGATAGCGCGACATTCAACACTATTTATGGTCGCGTTCTGAGTGCCAATAGCGCGCCGTCAAAACCGGCTGCCGAACCCGCCGCCTTTTCACTGTCCGGCAAGTTCAGCGCGGATCCGTCATGGGTGAAATGGGGCGTGGTTATCTTCTTCGTCTTCATGTGGCTTTTAATGAAATAAGGAATTGAGAATGAAACGCATCACAGCTATCGCAATTATCGCCCTGGTTCTGGGCGCAGGCGTCACGAATGCAGACGCGACCACCTGCCGCGCAGACAGTTTCGGCACCACCCGGTGTGATAACGGTAACACTTATCGCCAGGACTCTTTCGGCACCGTCCGCGATAACCATGGCAACACCTGGCGGACTGACAGTTTTGGCACGACGCGCGGTTCGGACGGCAGCACTTACCGGACTGATAGTTTTGGCACCACCCGCGACAATAACGGCAACACCTGGCGGACTGATAGTTTTGGTACGACCCGCGATAACCATGGCAACACCTGCCGTCGCGACGCGTTTGGAACAACCCGCTGTAACTGATAGTATGACGTCACACTAACCCATTGAGAGAAGACAATGAGCGATAAAGAGCACCAGAGCACCACCGACATTCAGCACCCGAACACCATTCTGGGCGCTGGCGCTGAAGCTGACATCCCGCAGGAACACCGCGATGTGTTGAACCAGAAAGAAAAGCCGTTCGAAGCATTCACGCAGCGTGAACAGATTCAGATCCTGCATACCCAGGTTGATAACCTTCGCACCAGTTTTGCGTTCCTGACTGAAAGCCTGATCCAGCAGGCGGGCGCGCTTCAATGTGCGATGGGCATCCTTAAACAGATCAAGCCTGAATGGACTATCGTTTCGCAGCCTGTGAAAGGTGGTTTGCGCTGGCTGGTAGTAGGGGAAGACGGCAAGCCGGTAGAAGGCATTTTCGATAAAGTTGCTGAAGAGTCGCGCGAAGCAAAACCAGCGGAAGATGCTGAATAACACTGCGGCGCCATAGCGATCCGCAGAACAAAAAAAGGTGGCCACACGGCCACCTTGGTTTTTTATACTGAGCTGACAGCCCGGCCAATTTTTTCAGCAACGTCCCACTGCTTACCATCGAACAGCGCCTGACGCCCGGTGGTGCGGCGAACCAGGCCCAGCATCCGTTTCAATGACCCATCCGGCTGGCGCTGGTTGCGGAAGTCCAGCAGATGCACGCGCACTTTATCCCACTGCCCGAAGCGGACCATGTCGTCGAAGTCGCCTGCGACACTGTCAGCAACGATTGAGCCGTCGCCGTTGTTGATTACATGGTCGACCAGCGCGTCAAACTGAGCCTGATTAATGGACGAATGCGCCCACTTATTCACGGACGCTTCAGCCTTCGCCAGATCTTCACGCAGCAGCGCATAGCCTTCTTCACGGGTGATGCTGCGGCCCGGTGGCCGGGTTGAAGTGTGACCGAAACCCCAGGTATAAATCCCGCGTTTGCGTTCGGCTTCAGTCGCGAAGTATGGGGCAGATCGGAAGTCTTCCCACGCTGCGGTAAACCGCAGGCCGTTGTCACTGACTCTCATTTTTAACATTACGAATTCCTTATCCAGCACGCTACATGAACGGTATTTGGAACGATGGTGATTGCCGCACCACTACCATTAGCCAGCACCTGACCAATAATTCCGTGTGAGTGTTGCCCCGCCCATTCCGTCGTCAGGGTGTGATTATGACCGCCAGCGCCGCCGATGCCGACGTTGTGGCCGTGGTTTCCCGCCACGTTCGTTAGCGGGTACAGGTCAATACCGTTATTACCCTTACCATATGCCGCCGCACCGTTATAACCACCGCCGCCGCTGGTCCCAAAAATACTGCCAGCGCCATCATGGTTATTTGGGCTGCGAAGGCCCACGATGTGCTGATGGCTACCCTGCGCATCGGTCCATGCTGAGTGGGCGTGATCTCCGACCCATGACGTCGTGGCGTTGTGTTGGTGGTTGCCGTTATCCTGAATCACCAGACCCTGCGCGCCGTGGCTATGGGATGGCATCTGCGACGTGTTCAGTGAGATCTGATCTGCGCCGACGTTCTGCCCCAGGTTCGATTCATTATCCAGACACACACGAAGGCTTCGCCCGGCGTTGTAACGGGTCCATGACTGGCCGGGGAAAAGGGTATTAGGGTCTTTGCCTTTAACGCCGAAGAACATCAGCTGGCCGATAGGGTGCGCAGCGTCATTGATGAAGCGGGCCAGCTGGGTCATGGTGGCCTGTTTATCGGTGTTGCCCTGCGAGACGTGCAACAGGTCGGCACCAGCCAGCGCGGAAACGGCGGGCAGGTCGGGGATATACTTAATTGCGGCAATATTCACAGCCATTTTATTCAGTCCTCATTATGGTTTTCGGCCAATCGCCAACACGCAGAAATTACCCGGCCATGCCTGGTTCCCTGTGTTTATCTGAATGCCGGTAAAGCGCGCCCATTCGTTCGTTAGGAACGCTTCGCCAATCGTCCCGGCCATCACATATCCGGTTTCAGCTGCGCTGGTATCCCGCAGCCAGACGCAGGGTGATGAACCAGGCCTGAACGGCATGGCGAATAACTGCTGGCGAACGTTAGAGGGCCAGTCTGCCGCAGTTGTCCCTGAAACCTGGAACCACTCGATCAGCAGGTCGCCGATAGTAATCCAGTGACCACCAGCTATTTTTTTTGCGGCGTCAGCGGCAATAGTGCCGGTTGCGATCTTCGTGTTCGCCTTCAGCTTATAGGCGTCATTGAACAGCCAGTTAATTTCATTGGCCGTGACAAAATCGCCATGTTCAACCGCGCCGCCGTTCATCTTGCGAGACGGGAAAAAGCCTGCGGCCATGCGGTCGGCTGCCGGTTTAACTTTGTTTGGCTGGCCGTCCACATAGGTTTTATCCTGCATGGCGAAACCATCGATCCCTGGGACTTTCGATTTTGGCCGGGCCAGATTGTCAGGTGCAGGACCGAAGCATAAAAAAGCCATGGTCCCGGCAACGCTTTTCGCAGAGTTAGCGACGTTCACCTGGCGGTTTGCCACCTGCATATTCTGATAGCTGATACAGTTAGCCATCGCATAGCTGGGAACGCCGGTATTCTGCACGCCACCAATCGCCATCATTTCAGCTGCGGCGCAGTTTGTTTTAAACGGCCAGGCATAGCTAATTGTTACGCTATCTGTTCCGCCATTGCCACCGGCGGGGATGGCAGTACCGAATGACTGGATCATCATATCGCCCAGAATGATCCGGTAGTGCTTCAGCCCTGAATTTCCGCCATCGTTTTTCATTTCCCAATAGACTGAACCGATGTTCGCGGTCAGTTCATGGAAAAGATAATTCAGCACGTTCGCGGGCAGGGTATCGGCTTCACGTAGTCCGGTAGTGTCCATCACTGGCGGCACGAATCCGAATGAGACCTGGTCATTGGTCGGCGCTGAAAAGCTGGTCTGCCCATCAAGGAAGGTTTGCGGTTCACTACAGAACGGTTTTCCGCCCGGCGTCTGACCGGTGACCGCACGTTCGCCCACCAGAATGTAATAAAACGTTCCCGGAGCGACAAAGCCTTCCGCTCTGTTCAGGCTGCAAAATGCCAGGGGTTTTTGTGGCAGCGTCCCGCCGACACCAGTCCACCCGACCATTTTACCGTTTGCGACAGTAGGGTCTGAAATGTCGGTTAAGTAAACTTGCGGGTTCCCGATGAAAGGGGTTTTCGGAACTAACGTGGGCGAACTATTTGTCGTTTCCCTGATCGAGCCGATTTCAATCGATATGGGGCCGACGTGGATCGCAAACCAATCAGTAACGCCGCTTGCCGCTTCATTCCAGCCAAAGCTACTTGGCACGGCGGCCACGGGCAATTCGTTGATGTTCGATTGCATGGCGCGCGACATCAGATCGTTGAACCAGCCTGATGGCAACACGTCGCCTTTAATGACGCGACCATCAGGTAACTGGATCGGCGGGAAGAACCCGCGCGCATAAATTTCTTCAGGGCATTTTAAAACTGATGACTGTTTGTCATCGAAAGCCACTGGCTTTTTAGCAAAGTCTGTCATGGTTGCCTGTATGCCTCATAAGCCCCGTAAAAAAAAGCACCGGCGGCAGCGCTGCCATAGTCTTTCGTGTTGGTCGCCTGAGATTCCAGCGAGCTGGCTAATTTTGTCCCGCCCAGCGCCTGAATAGAAGCGTTCACGCCCATAACTGTGTCAGCGTCCGGGTGAATGCCGACGGCAGTGTCATTGTCCGGGTGGATGCCCAGAACGTTGGTGGCGGCACCGCCGATACCGGATAGCTCGAAGCCACCAGCGCCATAATCAAAAACTGGATAACCGGCGACGCCTGCGACCGTGTTCTGATGCATGCGAAGCGGCAGGTTTTGCGGGATGGAATCACCGTTGATGATTGCGACGAATGACGCCGGGAAGTGGTCTATCAGCCGCACTTTTCCATTAGTCAGCCCAGCGATAGCCGCCATCACTTCTTCATGCGTACCGCTGCCACCAGCCGTGAAACGCTTCGCCAGGATAGCGGCGCGATATGTCGTATCATCGCGGGCCAGCCGTGGTTCGTTCACCATTTCGCCGAACGCATCCAGCATGATCCCGGATGCCGTGTTGATGGACAGCGAGTCATAAAGGATCCTGAAAACCTCTTCCAGCATCTGAAGGGGTTCGATAAACGCGGCGAACACTTCGGCAGGCTGTAAATCTTCCTTCAGGTATGTAGTCGGGCGGGACTTTGCCCGCTCAACATAATTGAAATCGACCCAATCTGAAGTAGCCATCAGACCCCCGAACCAGTCACGGTGATGGTGTTTGGTGTCGCCACACGGTCAGCATCAATCGGTGTAGCGCCATCGGTCATCGCGCCACCAGCCGGACCCGCTTTAATCGTCATGTGGATCACGCCATTGGTCGCACTGTAGATGTAACCAAAAATTCTTTGTGGCACCACATCATCACCCAGACCCAGGGTGGCAAAGTAGTTACTGACGGCACCCTGAATAAGCTGTTTCAGACCGGTAGAGACAACTTCTTCAGTAGACAGCGCGTCGACCACGACCTGAACGTCAACTGATTGGCCCTGTACCGTGCTGTAACGGATTACGTGAGGGTTACCGCTGCTATCGACTGCGGTCGCCTGCTGGGTGCCATAGGTTTCGATTCCTGCCCCGCCCACGTCCCATATTTTCTGAACGATATCCTGGGCCAGCCCGCCACTGACAACCACCATGTAAGATTTCCCCGGCTGGCCTTCAGAGTTAGGTGTGAGGGTGTTATTTACGATGACAGTTGCTGACGTCACGCTGGGGATCTGAAGCATGGCAGCCTTGATCGCATCCGGCGTTGCTTTGCCGTTGCCGGAACCCTGGGTCAGGGTCAGTCGGTTACGGAACGCTGTGTCGCTTTCGCGGTCGGAACCAGTCGCGCCCGCTGTCGGGTTGTTAAGCCCTGTCCATCCGATAATGGCGGACACTGGCGTCGTCAGCAGGTTGGCCGGAACAACTATGGGGCCGTCTTCCAGTGCTGTGAAAAGCCCCGGAGAGCCGACAGTAACAATCGCTGCGCCAGCGCCTTCAGGTGAAACGACGATGCCCTGGCTGACGTTTGGCGAACGAATTCGAATGTTTGCACCATCAGCGGCGGCGGTGAAGTTGGTGGCACCGTTTGCCGTGCCAGCCGCATTGACCAGAGCAGCGACAGCAGTCGCGATTTCAAAGGGCTGTTTGTTCGCGCCTGGCGTGGTGTAGGGGATCCCGCCGATACGAACGCCAGCATTTGCCGTTGTGGCTGAAAATCGGATGGTGATGTCGTTGGTGTTTGAGTTTGAAATCACGACATCAGCAGACAGGCCGAAAAGGTGGTTATTGTAGGTAGCCGTCGAGCCTGCCGGAACGGTGGTGCCGTTCGTGCCATAAAGGATCGCATTCACGCGGGTTTTAGTTTTACCCAGGCGCGACATCCCCATCCATTCGCCGATGGCATCCAGCGCCGATCCTTCAGCAGAAGAGACGAAGCGGGACAGGAACACTTTTTCGGCTGTCTCAAAGTTGACGCCCAGCGCTTCGGCAAATGTCCCGATCAGCTGGCCCGTGCCGGAATCCGGGTCACGGTTAACCGGGCCAATGATGATGGATAGATTATCGCCGATACGCTTCATCACTTCGGCAAGCGTCGGGCGGTTAAACCCGGACGCGGTGAGCACTGTTTGAGCCATTATTAAGCCGCCTGCTTATATTTAACGATGCCGTAATCGGTGGAGCATTCCAGATCAATGGAAAGCGCGCGTCTGCGGCGGTCGAATGAATAGTCGAACCGGGTGATCGTGGTCACGCCTTCAACCTGCATAATTTCGGTGCGGAACGCTGCGATCACGCCATCCAGTGATAATGATTTGCCCAAAATACGTTGTAGGTATGGTGTCCCGAAGTTGCCATCCAGGAACCATGTCCCGCGCCAGAGTGACAGCCTGAATTCTATTTGCTGGCGCACGCGTTCGGCACCCATCACATATTCAATATCGCCATTCTTATCGAATATGATTTTCCCGCCATCGATGCGGAAATCCATTAAGTCAGCCATCAGCCTACAGGCCCCCCGTTACCGCTGCCGCCACTGTTGGTGTGGAAGTGCGAGATAAAGTCTTTGCCATTAATCGTCGCGGCATCAGTGACGATGCGCCCTTTAATCGTGATGGTGGTTCCAGATCCACCCTGGCCGGTTGCGCCGCCGTTGAAAGCAAACAACCCGGTCACGGTTACTTTTTCACTGAAGGTTGCCAGCGGCGTTTTGAAGTTCGTCCCGCCCGGCGCATTGAAATTGATTTTTCCGTCTTTCGTGATTTCGATGAAAGCGTCGCCATAGTACATCTTCACGCTGTCGTTTCCGGCGTGCGAATCATCGTATGAAACACCGGGAATGACATAGCCGTCGGCCATGCTGAACCGGCGCACGTTTTCGGTGTCGCCTTCATCCTGCGGTTGCTGGCTGAACACGGCCAGGCATTTGTCGCCAGCCTTAATCGGGACCTTGAATCCGCAGGAACCGCCGTCACCCTGCGGCCAGTGAACCGGAAGGCTGTGGAGCTGCGGAAAGCCGTTGCTGTCACCGTCGGTGTAATTCTTCGTGCCGATAGGCTTCACAGTGGCCCGGCCATTCGCATATGACACGACAACGCATTCCAGCGCGGTGTTAATATGATCGGCCAGATGGCTGTTTATGAAATGCGTCAGCGCGTCTTCTGGGTCTAAATTTTCGTCAGCCATTATTTACCATCCACCGCGCGGAGTTCTGCCCGAACAAGGAAATTCCCTGAATGGGTGTCGATTTCATATTCGCATGCTTCGACGCGGAAAAATTTACCATCGACGCCGCGTGAATACAGCTGCACCAGCGCGCCCGGATAGATCATCGGGTTCATCAGGCTTTCGACTGAATAGCCCTGCACCTGCAACATCTGGCGGTCTTTGATTTTTGCTGATGGGTCAGTTTTGGTGAAGCGGATCACGCCGTCCTGACCGTATTTGATGCCTTTTTTCGCCGCGCCTTTTTCTATCATGTTTTTGGATTTTGGCTTCGGCGATCCGAGCAGCCCGGTTCCATGAGACAGCACGACGGCGACATCCGAATAAACGTCGCCCTTTTTGATGATCTGGATTTCGTTACCCTGGGCTGACCATTCCAGCCCCAGGAACTGACAGATCTCATTCATGGCGTTGCGCGCCCTGCCGTTATAGGCAAACGCCCGCACCATCTGCCGATCTGCAATCTTCAGGTTTTTCCGCACCGGCAGCCCGAACTGCCCTGCAACATAATCCAGGATTTTCAGAGCTGATGTGTTCGGCGGGAAGCTGCCGGAGATCTTCGCGTCGCGTAGCGGGATCACGCTATCCATCACTTCAATAACGACGTTATCATCCGTGCCGTCTCGCGTGGGTTCAATGCGGGTTATCGTCCCTGCAAAGAACGTGACCGGCCCGTGGTCCTGTGAGTAACCAGCCTTGAAGACGACGACCGCCCCCGGCGTCTGCATCTTCCTGACTGTGTCATCCTTCAGACCAGTGATGGTCACTTCACCTTTGTTGGCGCTGCTGCCACCCGTCCGCGTAAAGCGGCCAGAGATATGAAAGGCTTCAGTCAGCTTTACGCCTTCGCTGCCGGGTAAGCCGATAATCACTTCGACCTGACGACCAAACATTGGCATGGCTACATACTCCCCAGCAGGGCGATATCATCCGCATCGATGTACACCAGGAAGAATTCATCCGGGAATGAATCGAACGCGGGTTTTTCTTTATCGCCATATGACCGATAGCAATACAGTTCGCCATCGATGCCCGGCAACTGGTAGGTATGGATCAGCGGATAGTCGCGAGACAGTTTAATGCCTTCGATTAACGGTGCGCGCTGGCGGTCATAAATCGACACGGTGAAAAACTGGAAACGCTCGTTCCATTTAATCCGCAGCGATACCGGCGTTGCGCCGAAGGTTTCATCAATCCACTGGTCTGTTTCACCCTTTAATGGTCGGATAATAATCATCAGTTCCACCCTGGGATTTTGAAGTCTTTGATGCCCTGCGTAACCTGATAGAGCAGGGTCGGCGAATCACTACCGGCAGCACCAGCAACGCCGGTATTCTGCCCGGCATTTTTGGTCACGCCAGCGCGCTGGGCAGTCGCTTTATCAGTCGCTGATGATTTCCCGGTGTCCGGCTTCACGCCCATTCCTTTCGGAACTTCGGTTGTGCTGCTGATCGCCTTCCTGATCTCCTGAAGTTCCATTGTGAAAATCAGGGCATCACCATCTTCTGGTTTTCGCGCGGGGGTGATGTCGGTAATCACCATGTGTTCAAACGTCTTGTAACGGGTGTAAACCGTGATTTCGTCGTCATACTCATACAGCTGCAACAGGAGATTATAAATTTCCTGATTGCGCTGTCCGCCACCCAGAAGGCCATCAGCGAATGATGCTGCGGTGTCCAGCAGCGAGCGGATCGGGCTGTTTGATACGAAGCATTCCAGCGACAGGGTGATCGGCATCTTGCGCACGCTGTCTGTCACCGGCTTGCCTTCTTCCACTTCGTATTGCGTCACGTTTTTTTTGAAGCTGGGCACTTCGCTTAGTAACGCATCGATTTCAAGTGACTGCATGCCGGGGGCCTGAACTGAAAACGTGCGGTCTGAAGCACCATTCCAGATGAAGCCCACAAGATTTGGGATAGCCATTATTTAGCACCTGCATTATTCATCAGTGATGCCGGGTTAAATGTGCCAGGCAATACAGGGCGCGAAACCTTACCGGCTACCGCATTGCCAATATCTTCTGGTGACTGTCCCGGCTGTGCGATCACTGTGATGTGGTTGGTAACGTTGCCGCTGTTCTGCATGTTCACACCACCTTCAGTCGGTACGCCCAGCGCATCACGACCCATGGTGCGGGGGCCTATTGCGCGCGGGGTATCGGTGTTGTTCATCCAGTTCGCGGCCTTGCCGATCTGGTTATCAAGCCAGCCAAACAGCTGAGTGTAAGCCTGGCCGGGGATGCTTTCGCGCGCACCGTCGCCAGCCGTCCCGCCACCCTCGCCAAAGCCTTTAGTTTCAGACAGCCCCAGCGCGCGGCGGATTGTATTTGGCGAATCAATGATCGCGTTAAATGCATTTGCGATACTGTCCAGCATTTCTTTTAATTCGCGCAATTCTCGGATGCTATTGTCTTTAAAGTCAGTAATGGCTTTAGCTGCGGCATCCAGCTTAGGTTTGAACTGGTCAAAACTGCCGAATAATTCACCGAAAGCGGTTTTCGTATCACCCCGGATCCAGGCGGTCAAATCCTGAACCACGGCAATCGCGGCCATGATGGCGATGATCACATAAGTGAAAGGGTTCGTTAGCAGGGAAATAAGTTTGGCACCGGCGAAGATTGCGACCAGGCCGCCGATCTGCCACTTCAGATCGTTGATGGCTGACTGCGTACCGCCTAAAGCATCCACCAGCCACGCGAGCGCGGCAGACCCCTTATCACCCAGCATGACGATTAGGTTTGCAATGTCAGTGATAACCGGCGACGCCTGGTTCATATGGGCGATGCCCATCTTCCATTGGTTGGTGATTTTGGTCCATGCTTGGGCGACCGTCATCGGCATCTTTTCGACGCGGCCCTGATACTTGTCGTAAAACTTATTGACGGCCTTCAGCAGCATTTCCGAAGTGACCTTACCAGCGGCCTGCATCTTTTTATATTTAGTAACTGTCCCGCCAATTTCTACCGCCAGATCATGGTATAGCTCACCCTGCGCATCGATCAGGCTGTTCATCTCTTCACCCTGAACCTGGCCGCCCTGCATAGTCTGCGACAGCTGGAACAGGGCGGCGTTTGCGGTCTGGGTGTCAGTACCGTTCGACACAAACGCCGCCGACAGGGTGTCCATGAATTTGGTGGTGTCGTCAGCGGTCCCGCCGAACTGCTTAACGCCGGACATCATCTTCGCCCATGAGCCGATATAGTTATCGACGGCGACGCGCCCATCGTCAGCATGCTTTGACAGAACGTCCATCTGGGCAGCAGCGCCCGCCATGTCGCCGGTGGCATTGCCGATCCGGGATTGCAGGTTCTGCATTTCATCGCCGATGGAAATGATGGACCGCAGCGACGCACCGGCGGCAAGGATGCCCAGCGCGCCATTCAGCATTTCAAAGCTGTTTTTTACCTTCTGGACTTTGCTGTCGACCTTGTCCAGTTCGGCTCCGGTGGTTCCGGTTGATACGCCGATGCGGATTAGCAGTTCGCGGATGTTCAATTGTTACCCCTCAAATATTCCTGAGCGTCCATTAAGGAATTCAGCCGGAAAAGGTCTTCCAGGGTTACCCGGTTTTCCTTCACTTCTGACACCGTGCAATGCCCGGCCAGAATGACGCGCCAGATAAACCATTCGGCCTGCACATCTTCCCGGAGTGTTACGCTTCGGGGGTCTTCGGCAGGTTTGCCGTTTCCTTGTCCGCCTTTGCCTTGTCCAGGGTTTGTTTTATCTGACTGCGAAGTTTGTCCAGGTCGATTTCGGCCAGATCGAACCCAAACAGGTTTTTCGCCATCTTTTGGAAAAAAGGGCCGAAGTTAGCTTTTAACACCTCCCACACAACGATAAAGAATTCGTCCATGTCTTCGATAGAGAAAACTTCATTCATGTCGTTTGGTGATTGTAATTTTTGTTCGGCACTGGTGCAGGTCAGCGCGGTGTCGCGCAGGATAGGGAAGATGACTTCGGTCAGGGTTTTTTCATCGATATTTTCCAGCACTGAAACGACGTTGGAATCCAGACCTTTACCCAGGCCGCGTTCCAGTATTTTTTTCAGTTTCAGGGAATGCTGAACAGCTGCAAAGGGTTGCAGGGTGAACATCTGGAACTGACGATCACCGACGCTGAATGTTTTGATGTTAACGGACATGTGATGGCTTCCTATGGGTTGTCGAAGTATTCCCGGAAGCGTACAGAACAAGCCCTGGCAATTAAATCTATCATCATAATATTTTCGCTTGCATGACGACATGCGACGATATATAGTAATTAAACACCCACACGGAGAACGAAAAAAATGAAAAACACTCGCAGTAATACCTGGTTGGCCGTATTAGCTTTCAGCCTTGCTTTCTGGGGCGTTGTATCTCTGATTATGCTTTAAAAAGAAAGGGGCCTTGCGGCCCCTTTTTTAGTTAATGATGTACTCAATTTTTGTTATCAGGTATTCGAACCAGTTGTCATCGTCAGATGCCTGAAGCGTAACCTGCGTTTCGCCATTGGTCTGAATATCCACGATCGATGTGACCCCTGTTTCAGCAATTACCCGATGTAACCTGATCGCGTCCACGTCTTCGTTTGACATGATGACCGCTGCCGCCAATTCGCTGGTCGCATTTTTCATCGGTCCGCGCGCGCCTTTGCCTTTCGTGATCTGCGGCAGTGAATAGATCAGCGTGCCTGACCCCGGAGCACGGAAGAAACTGAAGGTATAGTCGCCAGGCTCGCTTTCTTTATAGCTGTAAAGCGTGGTCTGCGTGACGGAGTTCGGGAACAGTGAAATTTCAAAGCGCGTTTCCGTTGCCGCAGGCGACCCCAGATTGAACCGTCCGCCGTAGATCTTCCAGTTCGTGCCGACCCTGATTTCGAAGTTATACCGGTTCCCGTTTTCATAGATGACAGCGTCGTCCTGAAGGATGCGTGACGCGTTCTGCCAGTTTTTGGTGGTAAGTGCGCGTAACCCATCAATGCCAGCAGTGCCGGGGAATGACGGCCCAGCACCTGACGTGTATCGCCATGTGTCTGACCCGGCCTGATTGGTGGTGTTAGCACCTTCAAAATGAGTTTTGGTAATGCGGTTTACGTTTTCCTTTTCCGGCAGCGTGCGCCCGATAGCAACGCCGTTATAATATTGCACCGGCCAGACATCAGCACCGGTCCATTTCAGCGACCCATCAAAATCGATATAAGGCACTTCCCCGCCCAAATAAGTGATCCTCTGATCGATATCAACCGTGGTTAAGTCAATAGGCGCTGGCGGTAGTGGTTTCGGTGATAGCTGTCCTGTCTGGAATATCGCAGTTTTACCCCCTTCGTTACTGGTGAAAGTCACGAATGTTCCAGACCCAGACTTCAGCACTTCAACGGTGGCGGATTTGAAATCAGCGGCGGTGGTAACCTTTAAAGTGCTTCCATCCTGTGCTTTGAATGTCCCTGTCTTATTGGTTGCGTTCGCTGGCGTAAATATCGGTGTAAGCGTGAACTTATCGCCGACGCGCAGGCCGCTTCCGGTGTCTGGTTCAAATCGCACTGATTGAACCGGGATCGGCTGGGGCTTAATCGGGCCGATCTTAAAAGTGGCCGTGTATGTCGTTCCATTGGTCGACAGGATGCTGGCGGTGATTGTGGCCCCGACCGGGTCTTCGGCTTTCATAGTCAGCACGGCCTGTAATTTAGTCGCGTTCACCAGCATCTGAACCGCGTCAGGGTTGCTGTTCGTCCATACGGCGTCTGTGTCACCGGTATCAGCTGGCGTTAATTTCAGGTTAAGCGCGGTCCCGCTGCCGACCATGGATTCAGCCAGGTCTGCTTTATCGAATGCGATAGCAGTTAACGGATGGTTTACATATTGCGGAATATTAAAATCAGACTGCTTAGACAGGCCCCGATAAGTAGCCTTAACCCTGATCGGCAAGTTACCGGCAGTATCGGTTAGCGGTGTGACCATCCCGGATTTAGTTACCTTCACGCGAGCCGGATCCCGGCTTTGATATTCCAGAACCAGATCGGGCATCGGGTAAGGCTGCTTAACCAGGTTTACACTTAGCGTCATTTTGATTTGGTAGTCATCGCCGAACTTAAGTCGAGGCCACGAACCATCATCAGCTTTAGTGAGTCCCGCCGTGTTGAAATCCATAATCCTGACGGGGTTAGGTGATGATGTCATCCGCACGCCAGAACTGGTTGTCACTACTGCCTGCAACCCATTAGGGAAGACAGACAGGCGCGACGCTGGCAGCACGATAGATTTATCTTCGGTCAGGATGATTTCGTTACCTTCCCAATACCACTGGACCTTGTACCCGCGCGCAGACGCCGGGATTACGTTCAGTTTCGGCTGATAGCGCATTCCGCCGAAAGGAAGGTTAATAGCATCGACGTAGATTGCGACAGGGTCGATCATGTCTACCGGCGGCGTAATGTCTTCGCCGGGAAAGATATTCTGGTGCGGCCACGGGATGGACGCGTCAGGTTTAAGAATTCGTCTGGTCATGGATTTTCCACATAAAAAAAGGGCCGCATCAGCGGCCCATGTTATCGCGTTATCAGGTCGGAATCTTTATAGCCGGGATAAGACAATCAACCCCGCCGATATTCACCTGAACCCACGCCTGGACGCTGGCGATATCGATAGTGGTCGGCAGTTTGGCCGGGGCCGCAGTGGCAAGCGAAATCGTGCCATCGGTGTTGATGCCGATCCCCGCCTTGTCATTGTGAACTGACCATTTACGCTGACCGGCTTTCAGACCACCAGCAATCGGGATGCTACCGGCAGCACCAGGGGCCATTTCTTGCATCGACCCATCCCATTTGAACATGGACCATGATCCGGCTTCAAAATGGGTGTTGCCCGTTGAGCGAATGAAGAACGAACATGCCAGCGTCCATGGGGCAAGTTTGACCCATAGCGCCGGAGTGCCGGACCATTCAGACAATCGCACATCCAGGATGCATGAATCACCATGCGTGATCCAGTTCAGCATTCCGCCAGTGTCGGTGTATTGCGAGTTGGCATTCTTCGTGTTCAGAATGTTGATTCGCGCCAGACCTTCAGTGGTGTTAGCCAGCGGATCCATTTCATCGTTCATCGGCGACACCGGGAAGCCCAGCTGGTCGCGCGCTTTGCCGTTCATCCGTGAACCCATTACGTCGATTTCCCAATGGGTCAGCGAGTTGATGAAGTTGGTCTGACCTGCGAGGCCACCGCTACCGAATTTTGAATAAGCCCCATCACTGAGCGCCTTCCGTTTTGCCGTCTTCGCTGCGTCGTCAGCAGCCTGCCCTGCGGCGGTTGCCAGCCAGGCATTATAGGCGAAGTCGATAACAGATTCGGTATAGGCTTTACCAGCATCTGAAGCCTTCCATGCTGCCTGAGCTGAGCCGTTGGCCTGCTGGTTCTGGAACGTACCGCAGCGGACCCACATTTCCTTTTCGCTGTAGTTCTGCAAACGCCATCCGGCACTATAACCCGTCTTAATGGTCCCACGGGTTTCGATACCATAGCTTTCAGTGTGCAGATGGTTTGGTTCGTATGCCGAAATATTACTGAAGTAATACGAACCGCCCGGCCATGCGAAGTATTTGTCCCATGACGGGAACGCAGAACCATCTGGCAATGCAATATTACTATGCCATTTAGGGTTGATCTTCCAGGTGGCAGGATCCCAGCTGGTGACGCCGGTCAGGTAAGGTCCGGTATCCAGATCGATGTTCACGCCAGTCGGGTTAGACAGGTTGTTCAGCGTTATGCGTGAGTTCCACGCGTGAACGTCAAAGTTTGACGATTCGACGCAGAACATATCCATAATCAGGTGGCTTAGCGAGAAGTCAGCAGGGCAAAGTGAATGCTCAATCCAGACGTTACGGACGATAGATTGCGCAGTTCGTGCCAGCACAATGGCCGGTTTGCTTAACATCTGCTGGAAGTTGCTATTACTGATTTCGACAGCTGTCGAATGGTTCCAGGCACCTTCAATAATATTGGTCCAGCCTACGCAGATCACTTCACCCCAGCACTGGCCGGAATAGATCTGATCGAACTGGCTGTCCAGTGTGTCTTTAACATCGAACGTGCGACCGCCGACACTCTGAGCGCGGAAGTTGGTCACGCTGTAATACTGGCCGGAGTTGCGCCAGTTATGAAGAAAGCCCTGATTATTCGATGGTGCAGATGGTACGACCAGATTACCGCCAGCAATGGTTCCAGTGAACGCAGGACCGTTAATCGGGCCTTTCGTCGCGTCGGTGTTCCAGTTGAACCCTTCTTTAATCTCGCCATCAAATTCGATGCCCTGAATCACACACAGCGAGTGCTTCAGGTCGATGACGTAACTGTCCTGCTGTTTGTTACTGAAGATCGTCACCTGCGGCGCACGGCCATAAGGAACCGACGGGCCGGTCATGCCGAAGAAGCCAGCCTGTTCGTAACCGTTATGGTTTTCTGACGCCGGGAATTCGACATACAGTTTTTTGATGTCTGCATTCGTGCTGTTCTTCACCGCGTCCACGTCGACGTTTTCCCACTTCGACACGTTCGCGCCACCAGTGCCGACGCCCTGGCCGAACTTATTCCCATCCCATGGTTTGCGGGACGCTGTCCAGATCGCCTTTTTACGGGCTTCCAGCATTTTGGCATCAGACGTTTTCGCGCCACGGGTTGTCAGGTCGACCGGGTTGATCATGTACGCACCAGCAGGGAATTTAACCGGGGCCATTTCCGAGTTCGGGAAAATTGCTTTAGTCTGGGCTGACTTCAGACAGTCATACATCGCGATCAGTGCCGGGCTGTCATCAATAGCGCCAGCGCGGTTATCGCTTTTCACCCCTACCACACCCATCGCGCCGAAGTGGGTAACGTTCAATTCTTCAAGTGAAATATCGCGGATCCAGAAGTAGGTTTTATCCGTGTTAACGCCAGCGAATAAACCACCATCCGGGGTTCGATATTTCATTGATGAAGTCACAATGTGACCGACGAAGTAGCCCTGGCCTTGCGCCATGTTGCCAGCCGGTAACCGTGGGTTGTGGTTTGCCAGCCAGACGCGCTCACCCTCTTTCGACGGCTTAGCCTTACACAGCAGGTCAAACGATGCGAATTCACGCACACCACCAGATGGCGGATGTGCGCCCAGATAGGTGTTCACTGCGGCTTCAATATCAGCAGCGCTGACATCACCTGGCGGGTTAGCGGTCAGGTATGCCACGATGGCGGCTTCGACTTCGGCCTGGCTTAGACCTTGCGGGTTATCATTGATCCACGCGGCCACCAGCGCTTTCACCTGCGCGTCAGTGCGCTGCGGATGCGTGCTGAAATACTGATTGATAGCTGCGGTAATGTCAGCGGTGAAATCCTTCGCAGTCAACGCGGCAGTGATCATCCCGTTAACAGCATTTTTGAATGCGTCCTGGGCTAACAGGTTTGCTTCTTCAGCCTTAATGGAAGCAACAACAGCCGTGGTGAAGTCAGTCGATGCCAGCAGGTCCGAAAGCGCCTTCGTCATCTGCGCAGGACTGACGCCAGCGGCTGGAGGATGGGCATTGAAATAGGCCGTGACAGCCGCTTCGACAGCGTCTGAATCAGGAACAACCGGGTTTGCTTTCAGGTAATCAGTGATCGCCTTCGTCAGCACCGCAGGATCGATGGTGGCCGAAATAGGATGCGAGGCAATCCAGCCCTGAATCAGATTATTGATGTCGCTCGCGTCGTTGTTGTAGCCATTCGCGGCGATGTAAAGTTCAATCAGATCGTTAATCTGATCTTCGCCCAGACCACCGCCACCCGATACCGGGTTATCCTTCAGATACTTTTTAACCGCATCATTGAAGCTGGGCGGATTCGTCGCAATGAAGGTGTTAATGATGTTCTGGATTTCAGTGTCGGTGTGTCCCTGTCGGATTGCCTGAATTGATGTGTTGATCAATCCCTGGACAGCCGCAGCATCCAGACCGGCAGTGATCGGATTCTGGTCCAGATATTCAATAACAGCTGCTTTGATCACTTTCGGGTCAGCAGCGCTGACTGCGTCGGGATTCAGTTTCAGGAATTCAGTGATAAGCGCAAAAAGGACGGTCTTTTCAGACCCGCTGATGATGTCCTGAAGGCTGGGTGGTTGCGGTTTGCTGGTCGGCTTATTGCCTGCGGTCCCGCCGTTCTGGCCGGGTAAAACCAGGATACCACCCGCGCCGCCATTCATTGTTGACATAGTGATCACCTTACAAAGAGAGAGAAGGCGGCAGAGTTGCCGCCTTGAGATTAGTTACTGCCGCCGACCCATGTTTTCAGGTCTGCACATTCAAAGGTGAAAACGCGTTCGCCGACTTCGCCTGGTGCGAAGCCAATGTCGCCGATCTCATTCAACCACGCCTGACCAGCTGACAGCACGGTCCGGCCTGACAGGTCGGAACAGAGCAGCGGGCCGACGAACTTACCTTCTTCTGACAGGCTGTCCAGGTTGAAAATGGCCGAAATTTCGTCGAGCATTTCAGACGTCTGCATGATGTGCAGTTCGAATGTCCCGCGCTTGTCAGTGACTTTCGCACGGCCTACGCTGCCATCCATACCAGCGCGGCTGTTATAGAATGGGTTGTTACGACGGGCGACAACGCTATCGCCGTCGGACAGGCCCGTCACCGGCAACGCGCCGATGATCACGTTAAGCTGGGACGCGTCCCAGGTTCCCGCCAGCTTGTTATTTTGTGACATGGATTATTCCCCGTACTTATACGCCAGTACGCCTTTGATGTCGGTCAGCTGAATGGCACCAGCCAACAGACCTACAAAGGAAATGTACAGCGTGCGTTTTGCTTTGACATCGGCGGATACATCAGCCGCGTTCGGATAGCTGATAACGAAGCCCGGAACGGTTTCACCATCTGCGTTTCGTTCATCCGGGGCCAGCACGCCCATTTGCTGCGCATAACGCAGACAGCCCTGCAACACGTTGACGATGATCTGAATACCGGTGTTCGTGTACGGGATTTTCTTGCGGCGAATCATCGCTGATGCCACTGACTTCTGGATGTAATCGATCAGCCAGTCACGGTCGCGGATGATGTCGACCCACTCGCCTGAAACCGTTGTACCCTGGTTAATCAGGAAGGTGTTGTCCGCATAGCGTTCATACGTGTTACCGTTCTTACCCCAAATGAACTGCTGTTCGCCTGGCGTAAATACAGATGGAGTGATAGACGACAGCACTTTCAGACCGAAGATCACAGAGCCTGGATCGGCTGTGTAAACTTTCGCCATCCAGGCAGCCTCCGGCCATTCTGTTTTCGCGGCTTTATGCGCGATCAGCGTGGTGCGCTGATACTGCAAATCGCGGAGCTTAGACAGAATGTCATCAGTTGCCGCTGACCAGATTTTCGGGTCATCGGATGCAGTAAAGAACTGTTTGGATGGTTCAGCCGCTTCCGCCCATTTGGCCGCTTCCAGCACCAGATCGCTGGTGCGGTCCAGTAACGCGAAGCCATACCAGATATTTGATTCAGAGTTGATCTGAGTCAGGCCGCTGGTGATGTCAGTTGGTTTGATCGAGCCATTCTGCACGGTCACGCCACTAACGTTGCCCAGCATCGGCGCGCCATTAGAAACCACCAGCGGAGTTACGCGGATTACATAAGAATTGACTGAGTCAGCCGCGAAATTGTAATCAGTGGTCAGAGCCGGAAGCCCTTTAGCGGCAGCCAGCAGCCCGGCGGCCACCTGCGTTCTGGTGTCATCGGCAACGCTGGTGTACTTCACGGACGTTCCGTTCACGGTCAGTTCAAAAACGGTGCCGGTTGGGAATTTGCCCGTGCCTGAATCAGCCAGAGAGTTATCAGGCTGGAAGGTCGCTTCGTTCGGAACCAGACGGCCCACCATCACGCGTTCAATTCGCGGTGTCTGGCTGAAGGCTTCCTGAATCGCGTCGATGAACGGCTGTTCCAGCTTATCGATAACGGCTGCGGCTACATCGGTGTAAATCATGGTGTAGGAAGTCGCGCCGGTTGTCGCATTCTTCCATACAGCGGCAGTTGAGGCCCCGACGAACATCGGGATCCCGAAAGACGCTTTCGCGATGGAGGCAGTCGATAGCTCGATCACCACCTTCGATATTTGCGAGAGTTTAGCCATTTTCTAGCCCCATTAAATAACGTTAATTAAGGGCGGCTGGAAGCCCCCCGCCCGCGATTTTATGGCAGGCCGGGGGGCAAAAACAGGCTTCAGGATTACGGGGTCTGAATGTTGATGACTTTATGGATCGGGTCTTTATTGGTGAAGGCGGTCAGATCGACGATCTCAATAATGCCAACGGTGTCGCTGAACTTATAGGCAACGCGGTAGCCGATGACAACGGCGGCACCCTGGAGCCATCGTTCCTTATCACGAATCGGGACGTTGTTCAGCAACTTCGGGCTGAATAGCGCGACGCGCTGATCCTGGCAAAGGTCTTTAGCTGTTTCAGTCGACAGCGAGCTGACCAGGTTTTCGGCACGCCATGACGCTTGATCACCATGGAACGTCACCGACACCTGGCCGTTACGCTGGCCCTTGTAGAAGTATTCGCCAGTGACATCATCAAAGCCCAGCTGTTCATCCTGCCCTTGTGGCTGACGGCTGACCACCTGCAACGTTGCATAACGATCTGACCATTCGCCAGCTGACTGATGGGTGAAGCGTAATGCTTCAATATCTGCCGGAACGCTGGCGCGGTTAATTAGCGGTTGCAGGATGTCCCACAATGCCTTTTCTAAAACATCAGGCTGATAGTTGCTCATCCAGTGGAAGCCTCGCGACGTGGTATTCATAGTTGGACAGGACGCCATTCAGCATTTCGATTCGGTTCACCACTTCAAACCAGACGCCATCGATTTTCACGCGGGCAGCCGGGCAGGTTGGCGAACGCTGGCCGGGTGTCGCTGCTGGAGCAGCGCCGAAATCAGGCCGATAAAACAGCGCGATTCGCGGCTGGTTCTGATGGTCCATGAAAACGAAGTCGGTCGGTTCTGCCGGGCCTGGCTTAAAGCCCACCAGCGCTTCATTTTCCATAGGCATGAAAACGTGACCGTAGAGGCGCTTTAGTTCACGCCCGACAATGCCGCGCGCTTCCAGTGCTTTCGCTTTGTCATCCGGCAGCCGCTGCACGCTGAAAAACAGATTTGCGCTGATGACGGTCGGGTCATGTTTAATCACACCATATTCAAAAGCATCGGGCATAAAGACGCGGACTTCGCGTTCCTTTCTGAATACGGAATTAAAGGGGGTCTGGGCAATGGTCATGAGTCACCTATGATTTTGTCGCTGTCAGCATGCCCATTCGGATGTCAAACGTGACGCTGTTCAACATGATGCCATGGTCTATCAATGGTTTCGGCATCATCGGGCCAATGGGTGAAGCCGCGTTCCAGTGTGCTTTTTTGGTCTTCATTTCGATGGTTGCCGGGGCGTTTGGCGCTGCCCACTGATACGCCGTCGATATGCTTTCCTGAATGCCTTTCTGGACGTAAAGCCCGATGGCGGAAAGAGCCTGATCAAGTGACGCGTTACCGAACACCACCTGGCGTGCGGCGTTATTTGCGAAGCGGGTTATCTGGGCTTGTTTGCCGTCGAAGTAATGCGCCATGAAAGGTCGGGCGGTAACGCCCAGCCCTAATTCATTGATGGTGGCATATTCAGCGACAGTGGGTCCGAACGGGTCTGGGTTTTCCCCGGAGTCATGCGTAATGCCCGAAACAACGTGTTTCGTTTGCATGCGTTTGACCCGGCGTTCCAGCTTGTCCCATTCTTTACGATCATCCTTGATCTTAATCCGGCTAACGGCCACGGTTAGTCAGGATATCCATCATGCTGTTCGGGAAGTGGAAGCTGTCGGCAGTGCAGGCCGCAGCCGGTCCACGCGTCATGATGCCATGGCCCATTCCCATGGTTCGCCGCAGCTGCGCGATAAGCTGGCCGAACCGCGACAGGTCCAGCCATGCTTTGAACGTCATCGCGCTTGAATCCTTCGATGTTCCGGGGTCGGTATAGGTGATCTGTAAATCACCTTCCTTGATCGACTTAATCCCATTCGGGCCGCCGCCGCTGCTGTTTGACGATGCCGCGACACCGCCCGGAATCACCATCAGATGGGCAGCCATCAAAGCCAGAAATAGCGGCGCAAAATCCCCATAGCATTGAGCGTCGAACATCATGTCGGCCAGATCGATGTAAGGCTGGACAACATCGTCAGGGAAGGTCTTCAGTTCGAAGGCATACACCCGGAAAATTTCCAGCGGGGTTTTCCCCGCGATCAGCGCCGCATTCATGGATTATTTACCCGCGTTAACTTTAGCCGCTGGTGCGCCGGAAGCGTCAGTCTTCGCCATCTGACCGCCTTTGCCAGCACGTTCAGCTGCGCGGCGTTCCAGTTCTTTTTCGGCTTCTTTCTCATCGGTGATCGGGTTTTTAATTTCTTCGCCCAGCTTAAGTTCGTTCAGGTCGAAAGCGATTTTTACACCACCGTTATTCAGCACTTCAGCCGGGAAACTTTGCGCCTGAGTAGGGGCAAGGTAAACACCAGCGATGATGTGCAGGCGGCGGGATACGTTTTCGATGATGATGGTTTCTTGTGGTTTAGCAGCGGCCATGATGAATTCCTGTCGGTTGTTTATTGGTTGGGATAGCGTTCCCGGTAAAGTAGAAAATCATCATATCCCGACAGAAAACCCATTGACACCCTACAGCATTATGATTACTGTATCGCCTGTCGTCACCCGACGGCGGACAACATACAATGAGGAATTAACATGGGCTTGTTAGGCAAACTGTTTGCATCAAAAACCGCTGACATTAAAAAATCAGCAGCGACCGCTGAACAGAACCTGGAAAAACGCATTTCCAAAGATCTGGTAGAGGCCGTTATTTCTGGTTCTCTGCTGGTTTCATTTGCTGATGGCACCTGTGACGATGATGAAATCACGTCACTTCTGAACCTGCTGGAGGCGGAAGAGTCATTCACCGCATGGGCTTCAGACGTTCCAGGCCTGGTTGACCGCTACAGCAAAAAACTTCGCGCCGGTTACAAGCTGGGCAAACTGTCCGCACTCCGCGAGCTGGGCGACCTGCGCAGTTCACCGGCAGATGCCGAACTGGCTTTCGCCTGTATTGAAACCGTAGCCGACAACGGCGGCATCAGCGACGAAGAACGCGCTGTCCTGAAAGAAATCGCAGGCGCGCTGGGCGTGGCATACCGTGGCTAAAATCTCTGATAAAGCGCGCGTGGTCGCAATAGCGATCCTGATGTTGTTATCAGTGTTTGTCGATTCTATCTATTATGTTATCAGCGCCTTTACAGACGGGCTGTTCATGGCGGCGGTGATTTTCTTAGCCTGGCCGCTGGTGAAGAAGATCTGGTGACATAACCCTAAGCGCCTGCGGGCGCTTTTTTAATGGTGACTTATGAGCGAATCAACCAAAAGCCAAATCATTCGACAGAAGTTTATCGATGCCACGTTCAGCACGCGCGGCACCGCGATCCGTGCTGACGTCCAGGACATGTTCGGCGTATCGGCCCCCACGGCCACGCGCGATTTCACCCGCTACCTGGATGACGGCGGCAACGCGCAATTCATTTACCAGCGCGGCCAGTATGAGCGCGACTATCACTTCAAATCGCTGTATTTCAAATCAGCTGAAGAGGCCACCCGCTTCCTGGGTAGCCTGCGCCATGTGTATGGGATCATCACAATATGATCCTTTACCCGACTAACTTTCAGGGAACCATCCCGCGCCTGAAACTGGTTAATGTGATGTCGCTGAAGGTTGGCGAAGCGGTCATGATAGATGGCGTTCGGTATACCTTTCTTCGCAGAAATACCGATGTAAAAGAAGGTGGTGTGGCGGTTGAAATACTGGTTTCAAGGCGTGATCAGCCCCTATGTGAACGATGGTATGTCGGCACCACTGAAGGAAGAGTCATGAAAATTACGGGCTATCACTTAAGGCAAAGGAAGGCGACATGAAACGCAGTAAGGCTGTTTTTTTGTATGACGAAACCGGGTTCGCTGCGGACCCATGGCGCAAGGCTGGCTACACCTGCTTTCTGGTCGACATGAAACACCCTGACGGTGTCAGCATCGATCATGAACGTCCCGGCATAATCAAAATCGGCATGAAGATAGAAGATGATTTCGACACACTGAAAAAGCTGGTCGCTATCGTCGGTAATGGTGATGTTGCATTCGTCGCCGGGTTCCCGCCGTGCGATGACATGGCGGTGTCCGGGTCACGCTGGTTTAAAGGTAAACTGGCTTTAGATCCTGAATGCCAGAACATCGCTGCTGGCCGGGCGAAGTTTGTCGAAGTAATGGGCAATCGATGGCAGTGTCCATGGATTGCCGAAAACCCGGTCAGCATGCTGTCATCGCTATGGCGAAAGCCGGACCATTACTTCCACCCGTGGGAGTATGGCGGCTATCTGCCAGCTGATGACATCCACCCGCTGTTCCCTGACCATATCAAAGCGCGTGATGCTTACCCGAAGAAAACGGCGATCTGGTCCGGCAATGGCTTTGTTATGCCACCGAAAAAACCAGTGGCGGTCAACGCTGGTTATTCGACGCAGTACAAAAAAACCGGCGGCAGGTCCGACCGGACGAAGAAGATCCGCAGCGCCACCCCGCGCGGATTTGCGGAAGCCGTATTCCAGTCTAACAGTGAAGGATCTACACAATGAGCAAAACCATTTTTATTCCGCCGCGTGGCAGCATTAATCCGCGCGCAGCGGCCTATTATCAGGCAGCGGTCGAACGGGAACTGACAACGCGCGAGGTGCGTCTATTACCTTACATTCAATATGTCGTCATGAATGGCGGCGCTATTGACGCACGCCGCGTTAACGCTGAAGAGGTGGCGATCCTTGAAGGGTTACATGCTGCTGGCTGGGTGATCTTTAAACGTGGCGATAACGGTTACCAGCTGGCCGTAACTGAATCTTACTGGCAACACATGAATTACGTTCTGTTCATCACGTATGCCGTTCAGGTTGTTGATGATGTCGAGTGTGGAGGGTGTGACAGATGCCAACAGTAATTGAACCCCAGAACCGGCCAAAGCTGTTTCGATACGCAACCACGCTTGATCGGGATGGCGTGAGAATCATCCAACAGCAGTTCATCGCTATTGCCGAAACCCGCTGCTATTACTTCGTCGTGAATGAAGAAACAAACAGAAATGTTCTGGATGCCGATTTGCGGGCGGTGATGGCTGGCGGGCCGATGCCGAAAAGGATTTTTGGTTATCCCGTTCGCAAGGTGATGAAGCGCGCGGCCCGGTCATTCTGTTTCGAAGATCCCATCATGGCGTGGAATTCATTCAGAGCGCGCCAGGAAATGCGATTGTGGAAACTACAAGTCCAGATGGCCCAGGCTGAAAAGGCGCTGGAATACATCGGACAGAATCCGCATAACCCACCTTCTGAAATGCCGCTGGGGCATACAGAGTTCACCGAGGATTTGAACTGGAATGAATACTAAGATCCCATTAAGGCCGCATCAGTTCACCGGCATGGCGGCCAATACCGTTGATCAGCGCGGCACCGATAACGGCTATGATGCCGGGCAGGAGCGCAGCGCTGCGAAAGTGGCTGCCGTGTTCAATGCCCTGACCGGCAAGGAACTGACTGAAGCCGACGTCTGGACGTTACTGATCGTGCTGAAGCAGGTACGCAATCAGCGCAAATTCAAAATCGACAATATCGTCGACATGATTGGCTATAGCGCTTTGCTGGGCGAATGCTTGGACAGTCAGGACCCACTTATCACCGACCTGCATCGGGCGCATCACAGCCATGTTATGCATGAAACCGAAGCCGTCCTGGATGAACTGTCAAAGCCTTTACCATCAAAGGTCGGTCGATAGCATGCAGGATTACACGGGCTGTTTTTTCACTGCCATGATCCTTTCCATCATCGGAATCGTGGCGATTATCGGCGGCGCTATATGGCTGATGCACTTTTTATACTCACACTTAAACTGGATCTCTTAACGATGAAAAAAATCATTCTGGCCGCACTGGTGGCCGCTGCTGCGCTTTCTGTCGGCTGTACTGACACTACCATGGCCGGTTACAGCGCTTATGGTAAGCCGCATGAAATCACCGTCTATCAGATGGACAAGATCATTTATCACGGCTTCAGCACTGGCAAGGTTAAGCAGTCTGAACACCAGATCCAGTTCGAGGATAAGGAAACGCGCGAGTTCGTCGACATTTCCCTGGGCATGTCTGCCAGCGTGATCACTAAGGTTCTTCCGTAGTTGCCGGTCATTCCTGCCGGGATCCTGCCGTGGTTAAAGTGGGGCGTTTTCGCCCTGCTTTTGCTGGGGGCAGCGGCGCTATCCGGGGCGCTGGTCAATTCCCACTGGAAGGATAAATGGCTGGAAAGGGATGCGGCAGATCTTCGCGCGCAGGTCATAGCCGCGCAGACCGACGCTGATAATTACGCCACATGGGCAGAGAAGTTTGCTGCCGTCGTGGGCAAGTCCGCAGCCAATCAGAAACTAAGAGATAGCACCTATGAAAAAACCCTGGCTGATTATCGCGCTGGTAATAAGCGGCTGCGCGAACAATTCACCTGTTATCGGGACATGTCCCAAAATGCCGCCAGTGGACGCCCGACTGATGGAGCCAGAGACTGCGGATTATCAGACGCTGATGTCGAATTTCTTGTTCAAACCGGACGCGAAGGGAACCGACTCCGCGACAAAGTGAATGAACTTCAGGACATCATCAGGGCCATGCAGGCCAGAAAAAACTAAGCCGGGTCCGCCCGGTTTTTTTTCGTCTGAATCAAAATATCGGTTGACGACATATGCGTGTTTAATTACTATATAAAGACACCAACAAAAGAGGTAAAGCAAAATGTTTAACGTCATCCGCGAATCAGACTACGTCATCACCACTGTTTCAACCCTGACCGAAACTGTTCGATATGTCGTCGCTTACACCGATCCTAAATGGGGTAAAAAAGCTGAAGTGTTTTATGACCGTTTCAGCGCGCTTACCTTCCACACCCTGATCGCACGCACAATGAAATTCGGTGCAGCAAAACGCGCTGGCCTGGATGATGTTACCGCTGACATGGTCGCGCTGAAAAAAATGTCACTGGCTGAAGCCCTGGGCGATATGGACGTCGCAGACGAATCTGAATACATGGAAGGTTACGAAGATTGGCTGTCAATGCAGGGTGGCGAAGATGACAACACCCCATCACTGGAAGTCATCATGGCCGGTGGTCAGGCAGCCTGGGAATATCAGAACGAGAAAAACGCCTGGCTGGATAGCCGCTTCTAATTAACTCTGCCCGGTTCGCCGGGCCATCTTTTAAGGAACAGCATGAAACGATATACCCGAACGGCGATTGGCCTGGCGCTGATCATGGCAGCCACGGCCACCAGCGCGCAGGCGTTACCTAAGGAAGACGTGCTGGCGGTCAAATACCTTTGCGACGAAGGGAAAATCTTCAGCGTGAATTACATCCTGGGCGCGCAGGTCGCCACCTTCGACGGTAAGGCGTGGACCAATGTAGGCATCATGGGCAGCACGGCCCGGCGTGATGGATCCGTGGTCAACGGCGTGCAGCAAACCACGGAGATTGAAACCACCCAATATGAGTTCGTAAGCAACGGCACGCAGCTTTATTTCATTACCGGCAAAGGCCAGACGGCCACTGGCGGTCTGCTGCTGCCTAATTCTGATGATATGTTGTATTGCGAGGCCACCAAATGAATTTACAACAGCTTTCCTTCATTGAATTACGCGAAATGTTAATCACCTACTTTGGCGATCACATGAAAGCCTTGCTGGAGCATGATCACGTAATGCTGGATAAGTCAAAAAACCTTCTGTCGGCAGTGCTCAAAGAAATGCGTGATCGCGGGTATGAGGTGGCGCTATGACCGACAAAACCAAACTTCTCAATCTGGAAGATCTGACCGTGGAGCAGCTGCACGCGCTGCGGCAGGAAGTGCGGGAAACCGTCATGGAACTGGCGCACCATCACAAGGTTCAGTCAGCCCGCTTGGTTGAAGTCGAAGGCATGCTGGTTCGTAAGGGCGAAGTAATCACACTGAAGATCGGAAAGGTATGATCAGTAATTATCGATTTGCCGCTATCGTGGTCATCGTGCTGGCTGCGGCTGGCGCGTTAATCGAATGGCTGGCTTTTCTGTACATGAATAACACTTAAGGAACGCAGCAGCATGATCAGCAAAGAGGCATTACGGGCGCGCATCGCGCCCAGCGCAATACAGCGCCAGGAAGAAAAGGATCGCCACTTCCTTATTTCACAAGTGATGCATGTCCACACGGCTATCCAGAACCTGCGCGGTGATATTGGCGGGCTAATTCATAACCAGCGTGAAACAAACGCTCTTCTTTATGACGTCCGGGGGAATACGTCCGCCACGGCTGGGATGCTGGGTGGAGTTTCGCACCACCAGCAACGGGAATTAATGGCATTAAATGCCATTGTTGAAAACACAGTTCCATTCAGAAGGAAGAAAAAATGTCGCAAGACGAAGTGAATAAAGGCTGGATACTTAAGCAGCACTGTCCGGCAAGCGGCCCTGCAAATCTGGCTGAAGGTCAGATGGTCGAAGTGATGTTCGCCGACGGTTCAGTCATGAAGGGACCCAGAATAGATTTTGACTGGAGCTGGAAACCTGAAGAGGAAAAGCGGATCTCGCAATATCGATTGCTGAGTCAGTTTGCCACGATGACCGCCGATCAGCTGATGACGTTTATCGCGACCAAAAAGAAAGAGATCGGCCAGATGGAAGCGGAAATCGCATCCGGTAAGCTGGGGCTGCGAACCGCCATGGGCGAACTTAACCGACGCCTGAGCGAAGATTGTGGCGTTACCCTTAACGAAGTTATGAAACCAACAGGAATGACCACACGATGAACGACAACATTCAACACCTTTACTGGAAGTTTAGCGAACTGGAAGCGCTGGACCCGGTGGCCGTCCATATCGAAATCAACATGGGCGAAGATCCGGCGGTCACTGCTAACCGCCCGTTCACCATCACGGTTCGTTGCTTTGGCGAAGTCTGGACCACCTATTTCAGCGGCCCATCCGGCACGCCAACAGAGTTCCTGCGCGGCTGCAACACTGGCTATATTGTTGAACGCCTGCACAACCCACGGCACAAGACGAAGTCATCTTACAAGGTCGAACGCCAGTACCTGACGCGCATCTGGGACGCCATCAAGCCGCTGATGCTGACCCAGAAAGAAGCGCAGACGCAATATCTGGCCGAACTGCTGGGCGACCAGGAACCGATCAACTATAACGGCCCTGAAGACGCCCCACGGTTCGATAATATCGTCGTGGTGTCATACCTGGGCGATGACGAACGCTTCGGCCCTGCGCCTGCCTGCCGGTTCGACTGGCACCATGCCGAAGGTCAGCCGAACATTGAAAAATACTGGATCGTTCCGGGGTCGAGCTATGACACGCAAAAAGATTGAGCGCCGCTATCTGGTTCTGAAGCTGTCCGACATTGATCGCTATCTTAGTGTTAGTGACCGGCACACCATCCATCTGATCAGCGGCATCATCGAACGGAAACGGCGTGAAGAGAAGCGCCACCCGGTGATCGGTCTTTACATTGACCGGTCATTCCCTATTTACGATCAGGTAGAGGCTGCTACGCTTCACTGGCTGAATGGTGAAGACGGCGATCCCCAGCTGGCTTACATCCGAAACCTTGAACGGAAGCTGTCAGAACGCGACCTTCTTATCCACCGTTTGCAGGATGATAACTTCACCCTGATCGGCGAAAACAACTGGCTGAAAAAGACTTGATTAAAATCGGTTGTCGACCTACGATGTCGGCAACCATCCATCACAGGGCAACATCATGACCATGACCACTGTTTATTTTGTCGGCGGTAAAGCTGGCGGCACATCCCAGGAAATGCAGGAGCCTTTGCCATCCGTCTGGTATGTCCAGGACACCAGCGAAGAGCGGCCACCCCTTAACCCCAGCAATGGCGAAGCACCCGCACCCGCTAAACCGCTTACCGTCGATACTTACATCCTTCACACCCTGACGCGCAGCGCGGCTGTTCGGGTTCGGGCTTATATTCATATCGATTTGCAGTATGGCGGCATGACCGACGCTGACCTGGCCCACATCCCGCAATGAAAATGACGGAAGATGATCGGATCCTGCTGCGCCAGATAGCCAAAAAGGCGCGGCAGGAAATCTATGATAGATGGGAGGCTGCCGGGGTTCGTGGCAAAGATACCAGCGCCGCCGCCGGTGAGCGCGACCAGATAGCGCGCGCCGTCTTCCAGAAAACCAAACCCTATTTACAGCCTAAATTCACGTTTCCCCAGCTGCTTTATTTCGTGGGGATCCTTGAAGGCAAGATTAAGGAACGGGACCAATGAGCGACAACATAACAGCCGCGATCAGGGCTATCGTGGCGAGTCATCCAGATCTGGATGAAGCAAACCGAAGCCTGGCATTAAATCATCTGGACTGGCTGGAAGAGCAGGCCGACAAAATCAAAAATCGCGAAATGGTGATGACCATTAACATCGATAGATCATCGATAGATGAAATGGCCGCCGAAGTCGAGAAGATGAAGGGCGTCTTAATCGACACCATCATGAAGACAGCCCGCGACAAAGGGATGATTAAAGCACCAGAAGGCAGCGAGTGGGTCCCGATTGACCGTGTCAGCGAGCTGTCACCGCGTGAAGGCGTCATCGTGACTGATGGCGAAATGTGGGGGCTATCGAAATACAATCCGCACCGTAAAAACCCATTCCCGGTAATTTACGACGTCTGCGAATGGGGCGTTATGGGCGACATCACGCACTTCCGCCGGATGAACGCTATCCAGTTGCCGGATGGAAAAATCATGGAGCAACCGAAAACAGCCATCCTGAAACGTAACACCGTGTCATCACCATGTTGTAAGTCGCCATTACTATGGCATCAGGTCCACGGTATGCGCTTACTTGAAACCATTGAAGGCACGGAGTGTTACGGCGCTCGCTGCGACAAATGCCATCAGCATCATTGGGTGAGAAAATGAAAAACATGCCGACACCGATCACTGTTGAATCTGCACCGGTACGCACGTTAGCAACAATAGCTAAACAGTACAGCCTTCGTCCGGCTAACCAAAGCACAGCGGCGGCGCTGCATGCTGAAGCTATCAGCATATGGGAAGAATGCCGCGCGCGCGGGGAAACTCTGCCGCAAGGCAACGACCTTCAATGCCTGCTGCTTATCCATCGATTCGCGAGTCAGTTAGCAGCATACAACATCAATATCCCTGACTTCCTTTTCCTGTCTGTCGCTGAGTATGAGGATGCTATTCAGCAAGCAACGCTATTCAAGGATGGGGGCTGATATCATGTCTGATAAGGAATGCCACAACGGCGTAAAAGCGCCTTCAGTCGCGGAGCTGATCACCGCTGAGATATCGGATTACTTCGCCGATACTGACGCGCCGGGATTCAAACCGGATCAGGCTGAGTTAACGAAAAGGGTTCTGGCCTGCCTGCCGCTGGGCGAGGGCTGGAAGAAGTCGCCACCGATAACCTGGCAGCAGGCGCAGGACCGCGCCAACGAAGATGAAATCGATGCTGCGTTGCGTGAGTTCGTCGAAGACAGCACCAACGATAATGGGGTCCGCGTTGTCTTAAACGTAATGCGGAGTCTGAACGGTGAGCAGTAAAGCAACCGGGATCATAACTGCGCTGGCTGGTCTGCTGATAGCCGCTGGCATCAAATACGCCATCATGCGCGGGTGGATGTCGATATAAGAAAGGCCCCGGACGGGGCCTTTTTTTATGCCCATGGATTAGTGGGCGCGGCGCTGGCCTGGTCATAAACCATCGCTGTGACATAAATGTCCGGGCCAGGCGAAAGCACATAAGCGCCGACACCTTTCGGAATCACTGCGATCTTATCAATGAAGAGCCAGTCGCTTGCCGGAGTCGGTACGGAGTTACCACCCATGAACAGGAGGAACCCGCCACCGCCCAGCACCACGTCGGCTGTTGCGGTGTTCACTTTCTGCGGGGTTTTTGAGGTGATTAATTTTTTAGGCATAGCTGAACCCTATGGTTTAAACCGTGATGGTAATGGCGATGTGAGCTGACAGCGCCGCGAAGTTGACATAAAGGTCGGCGTTACCGGCGACCGCTTTCGGGGTGATGGTGACATTACGTCCTGACGTGGCGACAGTGGCTTTTGTTTCATCGCTGCTGGTGGCGGTCAGACCGGCATCAATGCCCATGTAATTAACCGTCGGCGCAGACAGTTTGCGGATCAGCGCGATAACCGGCACGACCTTGTTTGCGGTGGCGGCCATGGTCCATTGTGTGCGGTCATTGACGTTAATAATCGGCCTGTCTGGCTGCTGATCATTGGTCAGGTGTTGCAGGTAGATGAACGCATTTTCGACGATCACTTCATTCGACGTGACGGTCCCGCCCGGCCCGGTTGCCATCAGACGCCAGTGGCCAGCCATCGCCGCAGTGGCGTTCGTGAGGTTCAGCACCGGCGATGTATTCGCTGATGAAGCCCACGACCCGTTAACGAACTGCTGCCATTCATACGCCGTTGCGTTCGTGGCGACAGCGCCTTCGATCCGCAGCGGGCCGCCCTGCTGATAAAGAACAGCCGTTGATGTTACGCCGCCAGCCGTCCCGGTGGTCGCGTTTGTGCCTGGCTGAGTGGTGAACACCGGCGCTGGTGGTGGTGGCGGCGCGACTGAACCGGGACCGCGCTTACCGTACCAGCCCAGCGCCCCTTCACCGAACAGCCCAAAAGTTAAATTGTTTAGTTTTGACATGGGTTCCCCCTGATGGTGTTGCGCAGATCATACACTCTTCGCGACGACAAAAAACGGTTGACGACATAGACGACAACCGATATTTTATAGCCTCAAAACACACCAGGAACATTCTGATGATCGCACCTAATTCACGACAGCCACTTCCCGTCATCCTCGTCGATTTGGATGGCACCATGTTTGACAACACTCACCGGGCGCACTTGGTTCCGCCGCGCGATAAATGGCGCGATGCTTCCGCGTGGGCCGAATATGAACTGGCAGCGATGGCTGATAAGCCGGTCGAAACAGTGGTCGAAATGGTCAAAACGCTGCATAGTTCTGGCCGCTATAACATCGCCTACTGTACGGCCAGATTTGCATCCCGCAGCCAGTTGACCGTTCAGCAGTTATCCGCACACAGTCTGAATTTTCAAACCGGCCATTTACTGGTCATGCGCCCTGACGACAGCCAGATGAAGCCGGGAGAGTTTAAAGCCCACGCAGTCAAAAACCTGGCCGCTATGGGTCTGAATGTCATTATGGCTATCGACGATAGCGACGAAGTGATCGCCAGTCTGGAAGCTATCGGCGTCACCACACTGCAACCAAAAAGCCGATGCGCTGCCGTCCAGATGGAAAACGCCGACACCAGCCATGCGCTGAAGGAAGAGAAAGAGGCGCACCGGCAGACGAAAGAAAAGCTAGGCAAAGCGCTGACACGTAATTCAGAAATGAAAGGCGACCTGGGTCGCATTGAACATGAACTGGCAGCCTACCGGGGCGGCATCGATAGTGATGGCATTAAATCCGCTGCGGACATCTATTTCCAGTTACGTGAAGAAATGAAGTTGCCGCCGCACGTTGCTTTAGCCGACGCGGTGGCCCGGCAGTCTGAAGTGATTGATAAGCTGATGGCAGCTGCACCGGACTGGCGTCAACGTGTCAGCCTGGGTGACCACAAGTGGACCACCGACCTGTTTGAAATTCTCAACCTGAACGAGGAATAATTCATGTGCGAAAAATGCCGCGCTATGGGCGCAAAACATTCAGAAGACAGAATCGAAGCTGACCGGAAAGCGGTTGAATCTTTAACCGACATTTACCGGTCGCATCTGAAGGATCAGCATTCTGATGTGGTTATCCCAGCCCTTTTGCAGCTGCTGCGCGAAAGGCTGGAGAATCGCGAGCGTGCGACAAGCACGGATGAAAACGTCGAGTGGGCAGGAACGACACTGCGCGTTCTGCTGGATGGTCTGATGGGCTTCACCTTCGTTCTGGAACAGCTGGTCAACACATCAGCCGGGCTTGTCCCGCTTCATCAGGTAGTGGCCGAAGCCAACTTCATGGAACCGACAGTCAGGAAACGTCTGAATTGAACCGGATGATGTTTCGATGGGGCCGGATGACCGGTCCCGACGCATGGCGGGAATGCACGGTGTTTCATCCGGTGCGTGGCGGGTATATATCGGAGTCTTTCCGCTATAACCCGAACAGCACATCCGAAGCATCAGTGAAGGAAATTGCCGACCAGATTTGGCTGCGACTGCGTTCGGATGCGACAGAGATAAACACTTTCGAACAGCGCTATCTTTACACATGCGAATTAAATTCATTATCAACAATAAAATGTAAGTGAGGCTTTATGACAGACCAGGAATTGCACGATCAGGTAATGCGCCAGATGGCTGTTTTGATTTATAACCAGCCAGCGGTTCAGCAGGCGCTGACCAATGTGTCGAAGGTTACCCGCACCCGTGGTGACATGACTGAAGCGGGTGTCCGCTTTGTTCAGGCCGTGGCAGACGTTGCGCTGACCTTTGCGCAGGATCCCACGGCAATGGCGCAGGCTATCGACGCCAGCCCTAAAACGATTGAACAGGCCGTGCCAAAACCCGGAGTCTATCCGGCTACTGCCATTTGCGATGGTGACATCATTCTGAATGGTGGCTCACCGTGGCTGGTTACGAAAGTTCTGGCCGGGCGCGATGAAGTCCAAATCACCCTGGAGAATGGCGCAGTGATCGCAGTGCTGCCCGACACCCAAATAAACCTGGTGCAGTCCCATGAATCCAATTTATCGGAATAGTTCGAACAAAGAGCTGGCCCGCTTTTGCGAACAGTGGGCTGGTGATGCTGAAGTCAAAAAAAGGAAATCGGTCAGCCTGTCGCCTGAGCTGTTGCGGCTGATTGCTGAACGCCTGCTGATGCCAACTGACGACGACATCGAAAGTGAGCTGGCAGACAATGAAGCCAGAATAAAGGCTGACGCGAAAAAGAGGCTGGCACGGGTCACCAGCCGCATCAGTGCCATCGTTGACGATCTCGAAAGCACCGCCCGGATACTGGAACACGAACTGGATTACATCACCGATCCGCTTGATGACGAAGAAGAGGATGATGATTGATGCCGGTTACATTGCAGGCCAGCGGAAAATGGCAAGCTAAAACCCGATATCCTAAACGGTCGCTGGGAACTTTCGAGACGGAACAACGCGCCGACATCGCTGTCAGACTCTTTGAGTATTGGTTGCGGGACTGGACAGGCGGCGATCCAGACTGGCAGGACATCCCACGTAAGCCCGAAACGCGCGACGCTATATAGCCCATCTTTGATGGGCTTTTTTACGTTAGGAATCCGCTTATAATTCGCGCTTAAACTTGCTTATGAGGCCCTATTGTGGATGAACTAAAGGCTAAAGCCTGGATCATAATTGCAGCGCTGGGAGGTGGTTTTCTGGGTCAGTACATTTCAGATGAACCACTAACCCGCCCGCAGCGGATCGGGTTTATTGTTTCAGGTGTTTGCACGGCGCTGTTTCTCATCCCATGGGGTTTGAGTTATTACGGTGCGACACAACCGGAGGCGACCAGCGGAGCGTCATTTTTGGCGGGCATATTCTGGAAGCCTATAATTATGAAGGCAGGCGGATTGATTGATTTTATTCGCTTACCTTTTGGAGAGAAGAAATCTGATGAATGAATTCCTGATCTGGCTGGGATGGCATAGTAGCACTGTTTTTGGCCCTTCCCATATTGCTCAATCGTTCTGGTCATCCCCCCTGGGACTGACCTGCACCGCGTTACTATGCCTGACCAGTGTTTACCGGGTTATTCACCGCCAGTCATCAGCTGGATTATTCGACACCATCTGGCATTTTTTTATGTCCATTGTGGCGTTCGCGGCCTTTTGCGTGGGCCTTGAAAGCGACATGCCGCATCAGATAGTGAAGTCGATGATAATCCTGATGGCGATTCGCGGTGTTTATAAGTCGGTTCAGGTTTACAAGGTAGGCAGGAGGTTTCAGCGTACCTGACCAGCCAGACAGGAAGCCCGGTTAACCACCGGGTTTTTTTTCGCCCTGAATAAAACATCGGTTGACGACGTTCGCTGGTTTAATTACTATGTGACTCCACCAGCAATATTATTCAGAAAGAGGAAACACCATGATCCCACCAATCACCGACGCCGTGATCAGTTTAATGGAACTGCGCAAGCTGGCATCATCAGCCGCCATGTTGTGTAAGATTCATGACGATCGCAAAGGTGATCAGCCGGTCGCTGGCGACAAAATTCGTTGCACCTTTTCCATGGGCATGAACCTGAATCAGCCAGGTGAAAAACTTGTCTTTGAATCTGGCCGCGTTTATGACGTGGTCGCAAACTCGCGTGATGCTGGAAGCCGCGCGAAAGTCATCGACTACATGCGCCATGCCAGCATTCACAAAGAGATCACCGACCTTCTGGAATCCTTCCCGCTGAACCTTCCTGCACATGTCGTGTTACGTGACCCCGTAAACGGAACTGAAACGCTCGCGACTTATCCGGCCTTTGCAGGTGTGACGTTTATGTCTGCTGCCCACGATGCCGCAGATCAGCAATATAACAATGAACTTGAAGTAGGAACGATCCTTCGCGCTGGCCGCATTTCATCATCCTGCCCATACCTGACGCCCGGTAAGGGATACAAAATCACGAAGGTTGAACCCGCCTGTTCATGCGGCGATCCTGAATGCAAAGCGCATGGGATTAATCTGTATTACATCAAAGACGATGAAGGCGACCCGATGCCGGTAACTTCCCCGTTTTCCATGTATGGCGAGTTGCAGCCTACCAGCTTTAAAGCCTGATTGAGGTAAATATCATGACCGATGCAGAAAGCGCCTGGCCCCCTGTTTCCAACGGAGAGATTTACTGTTCGCCAGCCTGCGGGGCTGATTGCACCAAAGCCGAATTTGAGCTGGCGATGATACGCGCCGAACGGCTTTGCGAACGCCTTAACGCTATGCGGTTCGGTTTCAAAGACTGGAAACCGCACGTCTGGGAAAACATGGGATGGCATTACGAAGCGATCCGCGACGTGCCAAACCCTAATTCAATGATGCCTTATCCTGACGAATGCAGTATCGACGAATACTTCGATGATGACTGCAATCCGAGCGGCTATTGCTGTTCTATCATCATCAATGGTCAGCAGTTCATGCACGATGCGCCAGAGCCAGAAGAAGCGCTGATCACCGTGATGAACCTGATTCGTGGCCTTCACCAGCAGTTTGAACGACACTTTTCAACATTTAGGGTAACGCAATGACATACGCAGAAAAACGCGCCAGAGACGCCGCAGAGCGCACCAAATTCATTCCGGCAATGCGGGAGGTGTTTACCTTTGACCGCGAGCTGGGACAGCTGGTTTACGCGAAAGACATCCCGCCGCGTGGTAAAGCTGGCAAGGTTGCCGGGTCACTGAATGGTCACGGCACCCGCCAGGTGATGTTCAACGGCGTTCGCTATGTGGCACATGAAATCGTGTACGCGCTTCACAATGACGTGTGGCCCGCGACCCCCGTTAAGTTCAGAGACGGAAACATTCTGAACCTTCAACCTGAAAACCTTTACCTGGAAGACTAATCATGGCTATCCCGAAGATCACCAAAGAACCTGTTATCGACTTTAACGACCCGCATGAAGCGGCCCACCATGCGCGCTACAGCCCGGAAGGGGTAACCGTCACTGTCCAGAGCGGAGACGGCCCAGCGGTCGAAGTGCAGGGGCTGAGCGAAGACTTTGCACTTACCCCCCAGCAACGGATGGCTGACAGCCTGGGCTATCGGGTTAATTCGCCTGAACATCAGAGCATCCAGAACCTTGAAGCGCGCTTCCTTCGTCCGGCCAAAATGAACGCACGGGAAGCAGCCGCAGCGGTTATCGACGAATGGGTCGGGAAAGGCAAGCCGTAATGAAAGGGCTGGCACGGGTTGAGGCGGCAGCCATGGAGCTTTACGACGCCATCATGGTTCTGGAGATCTGCGCGCTGGTGGCTGTTGCCGATGGCCGCGACCGCAGCGCCGCGCTGTGGATCTGCTGTCGCCGGATGCGTGGCCGCTATAAAAGCAAAATGGCGCGCCGTTTCATTCAGGCGGTGGCGTCGGCCAAAATGCCGATGCATGCATTAAACCTTTACCGGGCCGCGTTCGACGGTTCAACAAAGTCGGTTGACGACTAGTCATTATTTAATTACTATAGGGGCCTACCCAATAAAAGAGGCCCCTATCATGAATCTCGAAAGAATCCAGAACGCCATCAAAGCTCGCCATGCCGAACTAAGCGAAGCCTACAGCAAGCGCCGTGAAGCCCTTCTGGCAGCCGTTACTGACAACGGCAAGCAGCAAGCCCCGAATTACAGTTCCAGCGGCTGGCATGCGCCCCATGACGGCTGGACCCACTTAGACACCGGAGAAGTATATGGGAAAGGCCAATGGGTCCCGCTGCCGAAGGATGACTGGAACTACAGCGAGCCGACCGAACCTTACCCGCACCGTAAATACCGGATGCTGGTCCCGGTGTCGCAACGTGTCGAGTTCACCGACATCATGCGCAATTGGGCTGACCTTGGGTTCGGTAAAGAGTTTGACCGGGGCGGCGCGCCTTATGTTTACGCCTACCTGACCGGCTATGACCCGATCATCAAGGTTGTGGAAGCCATCACCGCAGCGGAAGAGCAGGAGGCCCGCGAGGCAGAGAAGGCGATGAAGGGCACGGCACCGCAGGGTAAAACCGTCGTGGAAGGCGTTGTGAAATTCCTTAAGCAGGCTGTTAACGATTACGGGATCAGCATCAAAATGCTGGTGGTCATGGACAACGGATCAACGGCATGGGGAACCCGCCCACAAAGCCTGGCATGCGTCGAAGAGTTGCCAGGTAAACGCATCCGATTCAGTGGCAGTTTTGAGCATGCAGCAGGCGACACGACGCACGCCTACTTTACCAGGCCGACCAGAGCTGAAGTGATTATCGAAGAGGAACAACCGAAGTGAAAATGGTTCAGATTTACGCCCGAAAAAACGGGGTTCAGCATCAGGTGTTGTGTCGCTGCGGCCATTCGTGGTTTTACCCGGAGTACCGCGCCGACGATACCGGCTACGAATGCACCACCTGCCGTGTGAAATACACCGGCAAAGGCGAAAATGTTCAGCGCGAACCCAAATAAAAAAGGCCCCGGAAGGGGCCTTTTATTAGCGAGTCAGAACAGATTAAGCAGGCTTGTTCTGTTCGTTGCCGCTGCCTTCGATCAGGCTGGTGATGATGACAGTGGTTTGCGGCTTGTACACGATCAGGCCAGCGGTACGCGCAGAGCACGCCACTTTAGCGTGGAAGTTGTTCCACACTGCTGGCATCTGTTCGAACGGCTGCGACAGTTCGATAGCCAGGCTATCGGCGTCGTATTCGAACACGATGGCACAAGGTTTACCACCTGGGCCTGCTTCCAGTTCCTGCGCGGTATAAATCGCCATATTCGGGTATTCCTGAAGCAGGAACGATTTATAAGAAATGGAAGTGTTCGGCAGCTGGGCAGTCAGAACAGTGGTCATGGAAGGTGGAATCACGATGCGGTTAGCATTGTGAAGGCCCTTAGTAACCGTGTTCACGATGCCGATGGCTTTCACCAGGTCATCGAACGCAGCAGCTGAACCAGTTTTACCGCTACCGCCAGCTGTCCAGCTGAGAGAAGCAGAAACCCAGGTCAGGTTCGGGTGGTTGAACAGGCCGACGATGTTATAAGCAGCATCACCCTTGAACGCCAGTTCGTTAATTTTCGCATCACAGCCACGACGTGCAGCCAGAGCCAGACGACCGTTCAGGTTTTTGCCCAGCGCCTGAGCAGCGCGGATTTCATCCAGGCTGAACTGATAGGCGTCAGCGATGCGGTAAATGGTACAGGTTTCCCACTGACCCATAACGCCGACCATCGGAATGTCGTCCGCATAATCTGAAACGATTTTTGCGATACCGAATTCTGACATCAGGCCATAGGTGAAAGTCTTCTGCCAGCTTGCCGCTTCAGACTGAACCGGGAAGATCTGCAACGCATTCAGGCCGGGGAATTCGGCTTCGAATACGCGAGCGCGCAGCGCGTCCAGTTCACGGGCCAGGAAGATAGATTCCGCTTCGTCCAGACGGACTTCGGAATGATCGCGGAAATATCTCATTTCCGCTTCGTCGTAATTAAGTTGCGGCATTTGCGCACACTCCAAAATCAAAGTTAAAAACGAAACCTATTAGGCCGTTTGTGGGCGGATCTGTACTTCTGCGATTTCGACACCAGCAGAATTTTTATCTGTACGGCCCGTGAATACAAGCCCACGAACTGCATCAGAACCATCGCCAGCCGCATTTGTCACAGTGCCTTTCACGCCACTGACGACATTGCTACCCGCAGACGGCGCTGCGACAGCAACCGGACCCATCGGAGTGACGGTAACGCCAGTTTTCAGCAGAACCCACACACGGCCAGTTTCCACCAGGTTCGCAGGAGCGCCAGCGGCAACGCCGTTGTTACGACCTTCAACGGTGTCATAGTGGCTGAGAGCAACGATAGCAGGGCGTTTTGCAGCCTTGCCAGCCGCGCCGGTTGCCAGAGTGGCAAACTTCAGCGTGCTTTTGTTGCCGTCATTGCCGACGATGCCGGTGATGTCAACGATCACACCATGGCGAACGGCTTCATCTGAAACGCCGGTGACGGTGTCCAGCAAAGACGAATCTGAAATCAGACCCGCGCGACCTTTACGCTCGTAACGGTCGAATTGCATGATTGGAAGAACCATAGTTCAAACCCCTTAAGAAATAGTGATAACGCGGGTTGCTTTCTTCGCGCCGTCATCGGTTGTTGCTGTGATGGTCGCTGTTGCAGCTGAAGCCGCACCAGATACCGCCGTTGCTTCGCCAGTGTCCGCATTGATGGTCACGACAGCTGTATCGCTGGATGACCACTTCACGCCCTTATTGGTTGCGCCGGTCGGGGCCACTACCGCGTGGAACGTGAATTTAGCGCCTTTAGCCAGCGACTGGTCAGGTTCGGTAATGGTTACACCAGTTACCGGCACGACCGCAGCAGCGGCAGCCGCTACCGTTTGAGGTCGGACCTGAACTTCCGCCACCTGGAAACCGTTCGCATCTTTCACAGTGCGACCAGTGAAGAACCAGCCTGGAATATTGCTACCCGAAGCCTTTTTCACCACGCCTGACAGAAGATTGGTTCCATCGACTTTGAACTGGCCCACCGCGACTTTGTCATTTGGCTGAATGCCGGTCACATCAGCCAGCACCCAGACGCGCGCAGTGGTTGCCACGTTGCAAGGGTGTTGCTTAAGTGCGCCATTCAGTTCGATGTTGCTGTCTGCGAACTGGTCCATTTCGTAATGGCTGAAGACTGCAACGCCGCAGATCTTGCCAGCGGCGGACGCCATATCAGCGGGGGTAAAGCCGCGATAGTTGTCGCCCATCATGCTATCAATCACAACGACGGTTCCCGCGCGGAACCCGACGCCATTACCCTGGGCCGGGTCACGGTTAGTCACCGTCATGATATCAGTCAGAGAGGCATCACTAATCGCACCGGCGAGCGCAATGCGTCGACCCTGCAAATTCATGATGTCCAGCATGATTATTTACCTGCGATGTTGTTGGCGAACAGGCGGGCGCGGTGTTTTTCCTGCGCGATCTGAGAGGCGGTTTTACCGTCGTTCTCATCTTCGGCAGCATCGCCACGTTGACCAGTTGCGGTTTTGCGCTGGCCGTTGGTGTCTTTGGTGGCTGGGTGAGAAGCCAGAGCAACAGCGAACGCGCCATCGATTGCCGCATCTTCCATACCGTCTAGGTTAATGGCAGGCATAACAGCCTTCAGGAACGCTGATTTAATTTCAACGTCAGACTTTCCATCGGTATCAGTCACTTTATGAGCAACAGATTTAATCAGGGCGTCGGTGGCTTTAAGTTCGTCCATCGCGTCCATACGTGATTTTTTCAGCTTGTCTTCGAAGCCATTCACTTCGACTTTCAGCTGGTCACGTTCGGCGGATACTGCGATCAGGGTGCCTTTAGTGGTAGACAGTTCAGAGCTGACACCATCCAATCGGGTCATCTGATCGTTATAAGCCGCGCCGACTTCTTCAGTGACTTCGACTTCAACGCCGTTCGGGAGTTTGATTTTCATCAAGTTTGCCTCATTAATGGTTATTTCATCGCCGTCAAGATTCAGGCGGGCCATTTCACCAGCGCGGGCGCGGCGAACTAAAGCCAGATGATTTACACGGATCGAACGCTGGATCACGTCGAATGGTTCAAAGCCAGGCTTTGCAACATCGCTGATCTCGTCCGAGTCGGCGTTATAGTATCCAGCACGATTTTCCAATTCCAGCCTATAACCCAATGACAATTCACGGGCAATGTTCTGGCGGGCCATTTTAATCGCTTCACCGTCATGGATTACGATTTGCGCGCGGGTCTTATCGCCGTCATGGCGTGCGCTAAGCATGGTCCCGACTACGTTACCTTTCGCGGAATGCTGGTTCACCATTCCGAGTTTGTGAGTAACGATAATCGGCTTGCCGACCATGGATTCCAGGAAGCCGGGGCTGCTGGCATCTTCACGGGTGCGCAGTTCACGACGGACGGTTCCGTCTGCATTGCGGTACACCATGATCCCGGTGCGGGCCACTACCGGCGAATCGTGTAGAAATCCGTCGGAGTCTTCGCGGGCTTTCAGTTCCGCAGAGTCATAGCGAATTACTGTCTTCATTTTTGGTTATTCCTCGTCTAACCCTTCAAAGTCGAAAACCGACCCTTTAAACACGGTTTCAGAATGGCACCGGCACCGAACAGCCGTTCCCGGTCTGCTGGCTTCACTGTCTGATTCTGATGGGTGTCTGATGGTCTGCCACTCATTGCCGACCGCTTTCAGATCTGCATCCGTCATCGGTTTGCCATCGACGCGGAAAATGTGATTTTGTAACAGGACATGCGAATGTCTTTCGCGGTTGTCCATCATGCCTTGCCAGCGGTAGTAAGAAACCCCGGCGTTCTGCTGGCGCTGGTTCGTCAGCGAGCTGTTAGCCTTCAGGATCTGGTCAGTAGCAATCAGGTCCGCGCGCTGTTCCGCTGACAGGCCCCGGACGCCGCCGAATCCTTCAATCTGATCCAGGATATCTTTCTTCAGCTGGTTTTTTGACAGACCACGCCTGACCGCGTCATGAACGACGCGCTGGAATTCCGCATCCATCTGGCCTGACATCTGCGTGATCAGCGACACGTTGTCCCGCACCCAGATCCGGCCCTGAATATCGATGCCGGGTTCATACCATGGGCGGATCTCCTGAAGCTGGTGGCCGGTCCCGGCCTTCACTTCGCGCGCCCACTGCACCCAATTGAAATGCGATACCTGTTCGAACTTTGTGTCCAGCAGGCTGATCACGCGGTCTTTCCCGGCGGTAATGGTGGTCACCACCGCATTGACGAATGACCATTCGCCCGGATCCGCATCCATGCGCAGACGCGGCAGGGCATCCGCCAGCCCGATATTCTGGCGCACGGCCTGCACCATCCCGGTGTGAATGCTGTCGATGTCCCTGAAATACTGCATTTCAAGGGCGCGAGGCTGCGCCGGAATGAAGCGGGCCATTATTCACCGCCTGCCGGTGTCGATGGGTTGCTGGTGGTCACCGGCGCTGGCTGGCGCGGTGGCGGCGGCGGGTTTTTGCCCAGACGGTAATCACCACGCGTTCCGAGTGTGTCGCGAATCTCTTCGACCGACAGCACGCCTGATGTGATGTAAGCGGCATCAGCGGCGGCGGTTTTCTGAAGACGGTCAGCGGCAGCTGCTGGTGACTCTTCGGCCAGTGGCAGCCATTCGATGGTGAAGGTTTTCAGTTCAGGCCGCAGCATCATGACCAGTTTCATCACGATGCGGTTTGCGCGTAATTTTTGCTCACGCGCGGTGGCGGACCAGAACATCTGTAATGGACCTTCAGAGCTGTTTGAGATTCCGCCTACGGTCGCAGAACTGAACGCGACTTCAGGGATCCCGGTATAAAGCGACAGCTGCGCGCGGTACTCTTTGAGCAGGTCGGTTACACCGGCCAGAGTACCGCTTAACAGCGTATATTCTTCCGTTGAATCGATAGCGATAGTATTCGAAACGCTGCGGGTCGAGTCGACCAGGTTCAGGCGGCGCTGCACCGTGCGGAACCCGGCGTCGTTATCGCAGAGTTCGCCCAGGCCGTCCGACTTCCACACACCCTGTTGCAGGCGTGAAAGGATCAGGTTCGCCATCTTGTTCGCGATGTCATAGCGGGCGATCTTGTCCTGCAACCCCTGCAAGATTGACATGCCGAAGTCAGATTTTTGCGTCAGGCGCATCGCTGGCGGCATCGGCTTTCCGCCGTCAAACAGCACGCGCGAATTGTGGACCGGGAAATCGGAACCACCCAGCAGCGGTTTGACGTTCCACACTTCAGGCACGCCAGACAGCGCAGATTCAGGGCTGACCGTCACGTCGATCATTGACTTCATTTCCGGCGCACCCAGCACGCGCACGAAGTCGAGTTCTTCCAGTGTGTCCATCGGTTCACTGAACTGAGCACCGGTTTTGGTTCCCAGCAACAGCCCGGCACCGCCATAGAGGCGTGACCATGTGAAGAACTGGATCAGCTTTGAATCAAGATCCAGATCTTCCCAATCGCTGCGAAGCGCGTCCATGTCGAAGCCGTCCGGCACACCCTTCAGAGTGAAGCCAGCGCGGAACATTTCTTCCGGGTAAATATCGACGATGCGGCGTGCGGTCGGCGATGTCATGTAGAGGTTTTCAAGTTCCGTGACCGTCAGCGGGACAGCCTGTTCGGCCACGGTCCCACCGTCGGTTCCTGCCCGTAAAAGCAGGTTCATAAACCCGTCGAAATTCTCGCGAAAGAGCGCCGCTTTTTCTGCTTCAGTCATCGGGTCAGTGAGGATGTTTGCTGAGTCCATGGATTCGCGCCATCTGGTTAAGTTGTACGCCCGGAACCTAGCACATGGCGCGCCTCAATTCAGCCCCATAACATCTAAGTGAAAATAACGGTTGACGACATGCCAGTGATTAATTACTATATCCACACACCCACTAAAGAGAGCAAAACAAAATGTCTAAATCAGCAATCAAAGCACTGACCAAAGCACAAGAAATCATGGCGATCGCTGGCGTCGAAGTGAACCTGGTCGGATACATCTCTATCCCGGCGCTGCGCAAAAACTGGCGCAGTGCTGATCAGCTGGCTGCGCTCATCATCGATTCTGCCGCGAATGCTTTCGGCATCGAAAACAGCACCACCTTTGCCGCCAATGAGTTCAAAGATATGGCCGACGCTGTTGAACGCTACATCAACGCGAACCTGGATGACTGGACCCAGGAATCTTTCGTATCGCTGGAGAAAACCACAGCCGGTGAACTGCGTCGCCTGGCGGCGCAGGTTGCTTTGAATGTTGATTTTGAAGCGCGTGAAGCGGCGCACGCTGTAGCCCTGGAGGTTCAGCACCGTCGCCGCGTGGCCGAATACTTCATGGGCCTGGATTATGCCGGACGTTGCGCGAAGCTGGATGCAGACCATATGGAAGCCATTCTGATGAACTACGACTATGAATCCAATCAACTGGAAGCGCTGCGCGGTCAGCCTGCCCCGAAGGTGTGTGATTACGCGGGCAACACAAGAAAATTCTTTCCGGTCGGTTATCGCGACCAGGTTTTCTTCAACCATCTGGACCCGTACCAGCAAAACTTCCTGATGGCACTGGCCCACGAAGAGGCGCTGGCGATTGACAAGCAAATGCATCAGGACGAATTCTTCAACGCAGCGCCGATGATGCGGGGCGTCTGGGTGAACCTGAACCACGCAGAGGCGCTGGAAGATGATCGCCAGTATCAGACGGCTATCGCGACCATCGCTGACAGTGTGAGCAACCCTAGCAGCCTGGTCTGGCGTGGCTGTAGTGACACGGTGAAGGCGCAGATCATCAAGCATCATCATGACGAAGCGCTGCGGATGAATGCATCACTGGACGTTACCGGCACCATCGAACCGCCGATGGATATCAGGGTCCAGCGCTTCCCGGCGGCTATTGAAGCGCTTCAGGCGCACTGGTCTAGCCTTAACGCCTGTCAGCGTTCTGCCATCCTGGCGCTGGCCCACGATGCGGCGCTGGAGGTTAATCGCCAGCTGGATGAACTGCGAGACTTCACCCTGATCGACGGCGGAAAATAATTACTATAAATTTTATCAAGGCGGTTGACGACCCCCGAATAATCAATTACTATATATTCATTGAGGCGACACGGGGTCGCAGGAAACGAGGGCAGACAGATGAACACAGTAACCGCAAACACAGTGAAAGGTATTCAGGCAGACATCGCGAACGGCAAACGCACTCTGAAAGCTATCGCTGCTGAATGCCGCATGTTCGAACAGCAGGTGTCAGACGACGAAAGCAAAGCAATCTTTGCCCGCCTGTCAGACTGCACCAGCCGCGCCCAGTTCGCCGCTGTGATTGCTTCACTCTGATTCTGTCGCCCGGCTCGCCGGGCATCACCACCCCCTGAGAGGATCGACCCATGGCCCACATGATGAAAAAAGCTGACTTCCTGAACCTGGTAACCACCATGAAGGAACCCCGTCTGAAAACCTTCCGTGGTTCGGTTTACCTGCGCGACGGCGACAGCACTGAATCCGAGGTCGAGATCTACCAGGCCAGCAACATGAAGGAAGAAGGCATCATCAGCGCGATGAACCAGTCATCGAAATATCGCGGATGGATGAAATAACGGTTGACGATGTTCGCTGGTTTAATTACTATATCCACACACCAACAGAATGAAGGCCAGCGAAATGAATACCGAACACGATATGGGCAACAATGAATCAGTGAAAACCGGCGTCGTGAAAAATACCGACGGCACCTTCACCGCCCTGACCTTCACCAAAAGCAAAGACTTCAAAACCAAAGCTGGCGCGCAAAAGTGGTTTGACCGCCAGATGGCTGACTAACAACCACCACGCCCGGCAGGCTGTCGGGCATCACAGAGGAAACAAGCATGAACCAACTGAACGAAGAACAGGCCCACTTACTGAAAACCGTCATGGGTTCGATGTGGAGCGATTTTGTAGCCGAAGCTGAAGAAAACGGCTTCACCGAAGAAGACTGCGAAGCGCTTTATGCTGCGGTTGGCGGCGAAAACTGATCACCCGAAGGGGTCTTCAATGGCAAAGATAGTTCATAAGTACGAAGTGAATGGCGCTGTTATCGACATGCCGCTGGGCGCAAGGATCATCAGCGTCGGGTTCCAGGGCACCCCAGGGATGCACGGGACTGATACAGCGCTTTATGTCTGGGCTATGTTTGACGTTGCTGAGAAGCGCACCGAACCGCGATACATCACAGCCCATGCAACAGGCGACGCATCCATCCCTGACGATGCTACGCACATCGGAACCGCGATGACATCATATGGCGGTCGCCACCTGGTTTTACATGTCTATGAACGCGGTCGCATCTTCAATTAACCCTATCCAGCCCGGTTAGCCGGGCTTTACTTTGAGAACCAACATGAAACGAATGATTATCGCAGCGCTGGCCGCCGCCACCCTGCTGACCGGCTGTGATGTGAACGATGCTGACGTGGTGTCCGCTAACGTCAGTAAGGCCGCTGCAAACTTTGAAGTTCCACGCCGCATCGTGTTTTACAACATCCGCACCAATACCTATATGCTGTCGATTGACGGCCTTTGCGCGCGCGAAAACAAAGGGCAGGAAGTCGAAATCACCTGCAAAACCGGCCCTGGTCAGAATGATTACAAAAAGCACTTCATGGGCCTGACCACCGAAGTGACCTATTTCATCGAACAGACTGAAGCGACAAAGGCTGACAAATACTTCTACCGCGTCACGTTCAAGCCATCGGTTATTCTGCCTGACGTTGACATCCGCTAACCACCCACACACCCGGCTGAATGGCCGGGCTTTCGAGGCTTCTTACCATGGGCTTTTTCGCTAAAGGTTTTTTCTGGACGCTGGGCAAGCTGGCCGCGTTCGCCTTCACTCACTTTGTGGTTTTCATTCTGGCGCTGATCATCCTGGGGTTCATGGCGTTCCGTGGCCGCCGCAAAAAATAGTTTTGTAAAGATTGAATCTTATTGTGGACATCGGTCACCGACTTAATTACTATATGTTCAACGGAGCAGCAAAGGGCTGACCCGAAAAATAAAAGGTGTACACAATGAGCAACGTTACCGCAGCAGATATCAAAGCCATCCTGAACCGCGCTGGCGACCGTTCTGGCTTCAAATTCCTTCGTGGCAACCCGTTCTATGCGAACAACGGTCGCTATCAGGCGATGAAGGATAAGTGGGAAGAACTGCGCGAAATGAACGCCGCGAAAATCAGCCCACGCACCGCAGCCAGCATCGACAACTTCCTGGCAGCATGTCATGACAAGGTGATGAACTACTAACCAGCCTGGGGCTTCGGCCCCACCTTCTGAGGTGACCATGAAAGAGATTCGAACCCCCACCCCCGCGCGCGATGTTCGCCAGGGTGATGTGATCTTCTGGCGCGGTTCGGCGCTTAAGGTCCGGTTAGTTGAACTGAACCGCTTCACAGTCCGGCTGGTGGTTGGCGGGACCGTCATCAACCCGAACGCGACCGATAAACTGATCGTTCTGACCTACCAATAACAAAAGCCCCGGATAGGGGCTTAAACCATTCTGGGGACAAGATATGGTTATCCTGATGAAGCAGCGCTACGGATGGCGCGAAGTCGATCTGGCCGAACGGATGGCCGCCATTGCGGACCACTGCGAGAGCAACAAATGCTGGTCTGGCTTTCCGCACAACGTCTGGCTGAAGAGTGAAGCGGATTTCGTCGCCGCTGAAGCGTTCATCACGACCTATGTTCGGCACTTCACCAGTCGCATTGTGAGCTTTCACCGGTTCGTCGAAACCTCCGAAGGGGTCCCGCGCCTGATGTTTTGCGTGGCCTGGCATTACTACCACTGATAAGGATTGCCCATGACTTACGTTTTACTGTTGACCCTGATTGGCTCGCCGACATCCCAGGGTTCTGGTTCGAGCAGTCAGAGCGCCCCGGTTTTCTACGCCCATGAAACCTGCGAAATGGCGAAGGAAGGCTGGCTGGCGCAATTCAAGGATCAGCGACAAGTGAAGGCTTACGCGATCTGCGCACCCCGCAGCGTCAGCGACTACGGTTCAATCACACTGGACAAAAAGCAATGAGCGAAGAAAAAAACATCGGCGTGCTGGTCAGCACCCTGCACGACAAAGAAGCGCTGGAGCGGGCTATCAGCCGGTTTCACGGCATACCATGCACTGTCGATATCATCAGTTCCGACATGGACGAAAACGGCGGCTATGCGGAATTGTCAGTCGGCTATCGCATCGCTGAAGCGCCAGAGTGTAAGCCTTTGCGGCTTGAAGAGTTTGAGAAGATCGCTTTAATCCGTCGCAACTGCGGGCAGCCTGCCGCCAAAGCAGAAAAACGCGTCGAACCATGGCAGCAGAACCGCCGCACACCGTGGCGCAAGCGTCGATAAGGGGGAGTGATGAGCTATACATATCAGCATGAATCATTCACCGAATGCGTATTGGTCGGCGGCCCTTTCGATGGCCGTCGGGAAACCATTGATGACAGAGTCGACCAGCTGCGCCTGTGGGTGGTCGCCGATTCCCTTTCGCATCAATTCGAAGATATGTCTATGCCTGTCACCCATGACATGCGGACCGTAACATATTACCGAAAGCAACTGACCGCTGAAGGGTTGAGGAAACCGCTGTCTATCTTCGTCACTGACCGCGAAGCATCGACCGGGTGGTTAATCCAGAGGATCCTGCTGGCCTATCCCGAACCGAAAGGCAACGATTGACGACATTCAACTGGTGAATTACTATGCTGATTCACCAATCAACAGGGCCGGAGCAATGAGCAAAAAACGAACGGTTATGTTTGCCGTAAAACTTGATATCACCCAGATGCAGGACGCCAAAATCACCCCGTGTCACATCCATCTATCCACAAAGAAAGAATGGATTATTTACACCCTGGGCGAAGAGGGTGGCCGGAAAATTAAGCTGAACAAACACAAGTTCATCATCTTCGGTTCCCTGCTGGGCGCGAATGCGCACATCGTGGCGGCAGCCGAAAAGCATATCGAACGGCTGGAGCAAGTCATTGATGACTGGTACGACATAGCCGAACAGCACCGCATGCCGCTTCAGGTTGTCAAAAGCGAGGAACAGCCATGCTGAGTTTCATACCCGAAGAAATGCCAGACACCCGCTCAATGACGTTTGAAGTAGACATCGAACGCAGCGGCATGACAGACGCGCTAAAGGCCATCAAGAAAAAGGAAGAAGAGCTGATCCGAAAGGCGCTTCACATTTTCACCGGCACCGATGACGAAACCGCCTGGGCTGGCCGGATTGAACTGATCATCGATGGCGTCAACAATGAACAGCGTTACATGTGCGGTGATCGGCCAGTGCTGATCCTGAAACCGCTGGTAATCACCGAACGCGGGCATGGCATGAGCGGTCGCACGGTCATTAACATGGCGATCCCTTATGCGGCCTTCACGTTCGCCGGTGACAGGGTACAACTATGACTATCCGTCACCAGCTGTCTGATGAGGGCCGCCGCATGCTGATCATGAAGAAAGCGCATAACTTCACCTGCTTCTATCGTGACATCAGGAAGGCATTCCGCAGCCGCCGCCTGATGCTTCATGGCGCTGTGTCGGTGAGACGATCTGGTATGTATGCCATTCACCGCGACGGCCCGTTCGCGTTTATTTCCACTCCGCCCGCCATCGCACCGGGTTCAAAGCGCATCCTTTATGTGAGGTTGAAATGATCCTGACCAAAGAAGAAAAAGCTTGGGTGAAAAAGGTTAATAAGGCGCTGGCCGAATGCCCGTCTGACCGGCTTCGTTTTTTCACTATCGGCGATCCAGATATTTTCATTGCTAACAATGACACGGCGTCAGAATGGGATGTTGACGGCTGCGATCCACTGCAATCGGCATCACGCCACGGGTCAACGGCAATTGAGGTAATACGGTTCCCTACAGGCGTCGAAGGGGTTTGCGGATGAACATCATCAATATTCTGGCGAACGCCACTGACTACGCCCGGCAAATCCCCGGAACCACCGTTCCTTTCACCTGCGTCGGCGCAGTGGATCTGATGCGTTACATCCGCAATCTGGAAGACCATAAACAGGCCCATGAAGAGTTCAGCAGGAAAACTGACTGGGTGCATACCGACAAGCGATTTTGCATCCCTGCCCGGCTGGGGATGCACCGCGCTGACGTGATAATGGCGATCATTGCCGATCATGCTTATGACCTGGCGCATCAACTGGAAATCACCCGACGGCTGGCTAACGAGAGTAACCGGCTATTCCACGAACGCGCCAACTTACAAACGGCAAATGAAGAACTTATTGCGGAGCGTGATGCGCTGGCCGACCGTTGCCGGACGCTGGAGAACGTGCAGCGGCTAAACGTCAGTATTAAGGAAAATCTGTTTAAGCGCGCAGCGGCAGCCGACGCCCTGATGGCTTACATCAAAGACGACCTGAAATTCATGCTGGATGCCCTGCATAGCGGAAACACGGAAGACACCATCACGCGCGCCCGCCAGATTCAACATCGAATGGGATGGGATGTGACAAACGGTTGACGACTACTTACACATCAATTACTATGTAATCACCGGGCGGCTTAGGTCGCCTTTTTCATAGGACCACGCAAAATGACCGAAGAGCAGAAGCAAGCGCTGATTGAATACTGTAAAGAAGAAGCGCGTTTAAAAAGAGAGCATATAGCCCGCCTTGAAAAGCATATGCCAGGCCAATTTAATTTGACGAAATATCAAATTGAACTTCAAGTGGCTGAAATCGCACTCGCAGCCCTGACTGCACCGCAGCCGGTAGTTACCGGCGAACATCTGGACCTTCTCGCAGCCCATCGCGAGGTCGCCGACCTGAAAGAACAGCTGGCGAAATCAGAAGCCAAATTCCAGAACATGCTGGAAGCAGAACACCGGCTATCAGACGCCTACATCCGAATCCGGGAACTGGTCGGGACTATCAATCTGCCTGAAGGCTCTGATGTCTGGCAGGCCACTGAAGCCGCAGCCGCGAAGCTGGTGGCTATGACAGGGCAGCCGGTTAAACAGCCGCAAACACACGATGCGCACGGATTTCCTGAACCAGCGCATATTCTTAACAGCCGATGGATTGAAGCCATCCGTGCAGCAGGCTATGAGGTGGAGGAATAATGGAAAAGCTGAATGAATTACCACAGGCATTCTATGGCGTCATTCAAGGAGGAAAGGTGGTAATGCTTCCTGCTGAAGATGGACAGTGGCTGAACAAAACCTCGGTTGCCGAAGCATTCCGGGCGATGGAGCAGCGCGCAGAAGCAGCAGAGGCGAAGCTGGCAGAGCAGATCGAAATGCTGGAGGCATTCAGCGACATGCGGTCCGATGACTGGAGTCCTGACAGCGCCGAATTACTTTGCCTGCTGCTGGAACTGCGCCGCCGTCGCGAGGAATCAAAATCAGCCCCTGAACCTAGCTGGATTTACTGTCACGACAAAATGCCGGAATGCCTGCCGGATAAATGGTCCGCCCCGGTCGCCGCAGTGAGCGATCTGGGTGACGTTTTCCAGCTGTCCTGCATGGGTGGTTACTGGCAGCGAACCCGCGCATTTGTAGATTCTGGGGCAACTAAAATCGTTAAGTGGATGCCTTTAGACGCTAACACGCCAGCCGTCGTTTTATCTGAGCTGCCACCAAATATTGAACCTGAGCAGGTCATCACCGGCTGGATGCGCATTAAAAGTCGCCATGAGCACCAGATCACGGAATCCGTAGATCGTCCGCCTAATCGTTCAGGGGGTTCTGCTGGTCCATGGTATGCCATTTATAAGCGGCCATCAGATAGCGCGGGGAATCCTGCCGACCATCTGCCATTTGCACCGCCAGAAGTATTCATGAGCTTATTCCTGAATACGCTAAATCTCGCTCCCCATAAAGCGCACGCGGCCTGGAAGCTGCACCGGGATAGCGTCATCGAACATTACAACGCTTTCCAGCCGCACCCGAAGCACCCGCAATACACGATATCTGAAATGGAAGTTCTGAAGCGTGACGGGCTGGCACCTAACGAACAACCCTGCTTCCTGTGTGGCAAGGTTTCCAGCCACCCTGAAGGCTGGCATTACTGCCCCGGCGGAAAAACAGAGGATGACAAAGAATGATCCGCTATTTGGTATTGAAAGAACCACGCCCTGGCGTCGTGGAGGATCTGCGAATTGAAGTCGCAGACGTCGAAAACGAAACCGAAGAACGCTATGAGGGCGGAATTTCTTCGCCGCGTACTTACTTCGCCCATTCCAAATATTACTGGACCGACTTTCCGACACGCAAAGAGGCTGAAGCGTACCGCGAACCATTTGTCGTTAAATACTGGGGCGGGCTGGTGATGCAGCACGGACAGCAGATCGCCGAAATGAAAAAGGTACTGGAGCAAGGCAAAAATGACTAAAGCAATCGGACCACTGAAGGGCGTCGACCTGGTAAACGCCATCGACTATCGGATAGAAAGCCTGCGGGTTGAGATTAACAAGGCAACCAGTTCACGCGATCATGCCGACCGTCTTGTCGAACTGGCGCAGGAACTAAAAGAAGCCTACCGGGTAAGGGGCGAAATTCAATGGCGTAGTGAATACGTGGCAGTCCCGCCGGTTCAGGATGTTTTAGATGATGCTGGAGGTTTGGCGGGAGCTGTTGCAGCCGACGACCGTGAACAGTTCGACCTAGCGAATGAACAGATCCTGACCCTGGCGCGTGGTTTGGTTTGGCGTTACGTCTGCAACGCCGACACCGATAATGAGTTCATTGCCTGCATAACGCCGGAACGTTCAAGCATCGGCACCGGCGGTGTGTGGGATGAATGGCGAATGCTGCGCCGCCTGCTGAATGAGGTCCCTAAGCGGCAGGATTAGCCCTTCCGCGCTGGCGGTCTTCCCGTCGGCGCGTCATTGCTTCCCGTTCCAGATCGTCAGCTACCATGTGGCAAGCCTTCATCACATCGTTTAGCTGGTGGTAACCACCGCCACCGTTAAGCTTTTTCATGATGACATCCAGCCCGATGTTCAGGCGCATCATTTCACCCTTCTGCGAGGCGTTCGCGCCGAACAGGTTGATGGTCGACCGGCTGACTAAACAGACGTGTAACGCCCCATCGATGCGTTCAAACTCGCAATTCTTCCGCAGCCAGTAGATAACCGACGCCAGTTCAGACCGGCGCTTGTCTTCCATGATTTCGATGGGATCCTGATTCTTTTTTTCGTAATGAGCCATTCCAGCACCTAATCGTAAAGTGAGACGGCGACTGGCGTGAACGCCAGGACTATCGCGTCCGCAATGTTGTGTGATGGGATTCCTTTCGCTTGCAGTGTCTTTTTACTGATTACAGCACGCTTACCACCATCCGCCGGGATCCATGTTGGCGTGGTCAATTCGCTTTTCATCTTGATCAGCGTATTCGGGGCGATGTTGTTGGTGTCGATTGAAATAATGGACTTCAGACGGTCGCCCAGCATATCGGCCATATAAGCGAACGCCATTTCCCGGTGTTGTTCAATCAGGGGCCACTGTTCGGATTCGTTCAGATCGTCGAAGTGTGGTTCCTTATTTCGAATGTAGTCGGTGAAGTATTTCCGGGCCAGTGAGCCATGCTTGAAACGGTCGCCCAGCACGCCCCAGCCCTGCGCCTTCCAGTCGCGGAACTGTTCGGACATCTTCCGGCGTGGTGAATACCAGTCGCCTGGCCGCACGACTTCGCCGCCCGCATCCCACCCGGTAAAGGTCAGCGGTTGCAGGCCCTTTGATTCGCGTTCGGCGTTGAGTTCACGCACCTTGCCTTTACTACCCAGGCCCACGCCGCCTTTGTCGTAATGCACCAGGATGGAGTCGAACGCCAGCGCTTTATCGAATGCCCATTGGGTCGCCAGCAGCGGATCCTGGAAGCGTGATTCGTCGATGTGACAGATGACGTTCTGAACCTGATAGCACACGGCTGATGGGTCGCCTTTTTCGGTCCCGCCGGGGTCGAACCCGCCGATGGGCCGTGATTCGTGACCATATGCCAGCGAGCCGGTAAGCAGCACATGAAGATCGTAACAATCCTGCACCCAGCGCGGTTTGATGATAGCCAGTTCGGACGCCCCAACCGGGTTACCGCCATAGACGTGATCCCACTCTTCCGGGTCTTCACGCTTCATGACTTCACATTCCTGAACCAGGCTGGTGAAGGCGAACCATGGGTTCAGGTCATAGTTGACTTTGCGGATCACGGTCCACTGAACGCCCTTTTCGAATTCCGGCCACTTGCAGTTACTGACCCACGTCTGATAGGTCGGATCCACGTCGCGGAATGGGTTGAAGGCACAAACGATTTTGGCGGACTTCTTACGGATGGACGGCAGCATCACGCGCCATGAACGAGCGGACACGTTTTCGGCTTCGTCGACATAAGCCAGATCGACGTTTGACAGTGACTTCAGGCCCTGCACGTTTCGCAGCAGGCCACGGAACACGATGCGCGCGCCTTCCGGCCCTTTGATGACCTTGTCCTGCACTTCGAACATATCGTCCAGGCCATAGCGGATGATTTCGGCTTCGATTTCGGCTTTCGATGAATCGGCGATGGTGTTCATCACTTCACGGCAGCACACGACGCGCCATGACAGCCAGCCCACCACAATCATCACGATCAGGGCGAACGCGCGCGACTTACCCGAACCACGGCCACCCCATGCGCAGAGGTAACGAACGGCAGCCAGCAATTCAGGTTCAGGGTAAGTGGGGGTCGGTTTGCCGGTGATGGCTGCGAAATACTCTTCAGCCCATGACGGCAGGAAGATAGTCACGCGGCCATCTTCATCGCGCTGGGACAGCAACCCGTTATTGTCGAGCTGGACCCATGCGTCGGCGTCTTCTTCGCAGTCGACCCATTCAATATTCGGGAACGGGATTTTTTTCGCGTTCTTCAGTTTGATGGCTGACTTCAGGCGTTCACCGCGCATGGCCGCATCACGCAAAAACCGGGATTTTTTCCCGGTCTTCAGTAACTGCATGGCGATGGCCTGTTGAGCCGGAGAAAGGTTAATCGTCGTCTTCATTGGCACCTAACAACCCGCGTTCCACTGCTTCGATTTCCAGCTGGGTCATTCGGATCATCAGGTTGCGTTCTTCCAGTTCTGCGACCCCGTTCAGGGCGCTGATCATGGTCTGCGCTACATCCGGCGAAATTTCACCAGCGGCCATCATCTTCGAAATCTTCGCGACTGCATCTTCACGCGAAAGGTTAGCGCCGATCTTAATCAGCGGCATCTTCGGCTTCGGGTTGATTCGTTCTGCGATCAGCTTTTTGGCGGCATCGGTTCCGAACTGCGCGACCGATGTCCAGAAGCCCACTTCGACTTCGTCATCGGTGAGTGGTTCCAGTTCAGCCAGGATCGCATTCACTTCCGCAATTTCTTTCCCTTCGCCTTCCAGTTTCAGTCTGACTTCGGTGTCGCGGGCGCGTTCCTGCGCAATCCGCAGACCGTCCAGCAAAGCACGATGCGACCGCGCATTCACGGCCACACGGCGATTACGGGCTATCTTGTTGCCCTTTTTGAATGACGCGGAGTTGTTGCCCCGCGTTCCTTCGTCACGTTCAGTCAT